TCATTCATCTGCTTTTGAGAACTTGTCCCGTCGAAAAAAAAGGTCAACCCCGAGGATGCCAAGGCAAATCCCCAAGATGTCAAGACCAAAGCCTGCCAACTTGACCGAGGAGAAGCGAAGAATAAGCACCCAAGCCGCAACAAACACAGCGATTCCAAGCCACTTCCGGACCTCCCTGTTGCGCACTAGGTGACCGACCGCAACAATGACTACAGTCCAGATGGCGAACTGGATGACATCATTCATGCAGGTTCTCCAGCACTCTGGACGATCTCCGACTTGACAGAATGCTGGGGCCCGATCCCGCCGGACACCTCCCCTTCAACGCTGATTACGACATCACCGGAGTGGTAAGTCGGCAGACTCTCTTGGGTCGCCCAACGAACTGCAAGGCCGCTGCCAACTCCAACAAAAGTGTTGATGCGTTTACCGGCTACACCCGCAAGCATACCGACCATGCCAGCAACGGTGACACGCTGCTGGTTCAGAGAGTCAGCCTGAGCTCGGGTCAGGGGCAGCGAGACAAAAACCCTCAGTATGCAAGGTCGGTCCTTTGCCTGCATCCGGTCGAAAACCTCAACCGCAAGATCAGCAGTCGCGTGACTGGCTTTCACTGACGGACAGTACTTCATGTGAAGCAGCCGGCTGCGCTCCGCCCATGCGAGGCGAATGATCGCCAAGCTGAAGTTGATGCCGTGCTGGCTGTGAATATGCGTCCGTTCGATATCCATGGCGTTCCTTCCGTGCTTCGAGCGCGCAGTTTCGGTAGCCAACAACACCGCAACCACTAGCAAAACAGCTAGCTCTCAACATCCACGCCCAGACGGAGTTAGACTCAGCGCTCCGCCTCATAGGCAGCAACGCCCGTCCCTATGGCACGCCACTCATTCTGCGGCATGCGCGCGTCGCAGATGAATACCTCGACTTCGCCGCTTTCCTTCGGCTCCGCCGGCCGGATCGCTGCATGCCGGAGAATCGTCTGCATGTCTGGGACGTAGCTGCTCTCCGAGCCGTGGAATGACCAGATGCCAAACTTCCCTGCTCCACCCACCTGGTGGTCGAGTTTCACCGACCAGCCCTTGAATCGAATGACCAGCATCGCTCTGCTCCGTAGGAAAAGGCCGTAGTCTACTCCTACTGGCATGCTCTGTTGGCAGCCAGCAGTTGGGCCTCATACCCGATCCGCTGCCGCCGCTCGGCCAGCAGCGCGCGGACCTTGGTCTGGAGATCGTCGCCCTTCCGCAGCCCAGCCGCGGCCCAGGCCGGCACCTCGACCGCGGGCGCTCGGCACGGCACAGCAATGGGCACTTCTACGCGCACCGTGCGCGGCTCGGCTTCCTGCCGGCCGGCGCATCCCACCAGCGCGACAATCATCAGCATCAGCACCACCCTCATAGACCCAGCTCCTGATCGATGACCGCCTCGGCGGCCGCACACTGCTCACCGGCGGTTCGCTGACTCAGCAGGCGTTGGGCTCCGGCATACTGCTCCGCGGCCTGCTGCCGTCCCCGATCCACAGCCTGCGCGACATCCCGGGCGCGATGCTCACCAGCCTGACGCAGCGCGGCAATCTGCCCGCCCTGCTCCACTACTGCGGCCTCCAGGCTCCCACGAGCGGAACGGCAGGCAGCCAGATCCGCGCTCGCGGCATCCAACTGCGGCCGGTAGTGCCGTGCGCTGAGCCAGACACCGCCGGCGGCGCCGAGGCCAAGCAGTAGCAGGCAGGCCAGCGCGACCGATAAAGCACGGGCGGAGATCACGACAGCACCCTCTTCGCCCGCTCCCACAGCGCCAGGCGCTCCGCCTGGCCGTTCGTGCCGCCGTTGATGCGCCGAGTGATGGCGGCGAACTCGCCGCGGTCGGCCAGCTCGTTCAAGCCGTGACTGGCCCACCACCAGGCCGCCGAGATCGCCGCCCACTCCGGTTGCTCGAGAAGCTCGGGTTCCTGCTCCAGCGGCTGGCCCAGCCCGTCGCCGGCGGCGCGGTAGTTCGCCCGGCCGGTGATCTGTAGCAGCCCGCGCCCGCGGTACCGCCAGCCGTCGCCGGACGCCTCGTCGCCATTGCCGTTGCGCGAGGCGTAGGCGTTGTTGGCGATGGCTCGGGGGTTGCGCGCCAGGCGCTGCGCCAGGGCGTTGGGCTGGCCGTCGGCGCCGAGGTATCGGCTCGGCCAGGTCGCCGCCAAGCCTTGGGCGCTGTAATTGAGGTTCTCCACCAGCCGGGTCAACTGGCCGCTTTCGTGGCCGACCTGGGCGAGGAACGCCGCCGCGCGCACAGGCGACGTGATACCGAAGCGCGTCATCCCGCGGTTCAGCGCACCAACAAAAACGCCGGCTCGAGGGCCGGCGTTCGGGAGGATATGCAGCAGTTGCTGCTCAGTGATGGGCATAGACAACCTCATTTCAGGTAGAATTCCGCCGCTTTCAGCATCGCGAGGTAAGAGATGGCCGGTAAGATCAAGGGACTTGACGGGCTCAGAGCCATTTCAGTCCTATTTGTAATTATGTCTCATGCGGAGGCATGGCAAGCATTAGGCATCACTAGCGGAGCAGTTCGTTCCGCTCTTAGCGCACAAACTGGAGTTAATATATTTTTTGTTTTATCGGGCTTCCTAATCACTTACCTACTAATAAAAGAGAAAGAAGCAACGGGCAAGATAGATATAATTTCATTCATAAAAAGAAGAGCACTTAGAATATTCCCATTATATTACCTTGCAATATTTTTTCTAATGTATATGAATTATACCGGAAGAGCGAACATCCCTAACTGCTCTTTCGTATACGCTCTAACATATACAATAAATTTCTACCCCAAAGAGTGCGCATACTCAGCAATGTCGCACTTTTGGTCGTTATCTGTAGAAGAACATTTCTATCTATTCTGGCCAATCATCTTCTGCCTTGGCAAGAGAGTCGCCATGCTTATGGCGGGTGCTGTAGCGATTGCATGCGTGATCATTGGGACTTCACTTTATCCGGACAACCAGAATTATTATATGAATCGCTGGACATTCCCAGCGATGCTGCCGATCTTGGCAGGCTGCATACTCGCATTTATCTGCACTATCCCATCGATTGTGGCCGTAGCGAAAGACAAGACATCATCTAGCATCTTACTGGTATCCATAGTGTTTGGCGTAGCGACTCCAGCCTTCATTAATTCGGACGTAATCTGGCTGTTTTCCGTCTGCATGCTTGTCCTTTATATCTTCCACAATCAAGAATCTATGCTGGTAAAAGCCTTGGAGTTCAAGCCACTTGCCGTTCTTGGCGTTATCAGTTACGGACTATACGTCTGGCAGGGAATATTTACAGGAAACGGACCATATCGCTCAGGAGGAACATTCCCTCCTCCGGTTGACATTGGCGTGTGGCTAACATTCATCGTAGCGCCGCTGAGCTACGTATTCTTCGAAAAACCAATAATGCGTCTTAAGAATCGGTACTCCTGGCGGAAAGACGTTTCGAGCGAGACAGCCGGAATAATGGAATCAAAGTAATGAAGCGAATTGTAGCAATTACAATGGGTGCCTTAGCACTATCTTCCTGCGACTTCAGTAAAGAAAGCTGGCCAACACACAGCCCTACGCAAGAGCAGAAAAACTTAGGCCTCTCAAACGCATATCAGTATCGAAAACAGGGCCTGAACGCAGATCATCGATCACAGATCTATTCTTCGACAGGAGATTATCTAAATTACGGGAAGACCGTTTTCCATCGTCCAAGCAAAACCCTGAAGCTTGACGATCAAGGAATTCCTATGGTTTTCCAGGGCGGGAAGTTCAACTACTCTGCTGGCACGGTAGCTATTGCTGCACTGGCTGAACATGGACGATCTACTGAAAGTCACGAAACCAAAAAGTTCTTCATTCTCGCGGAGAAACTATTGTCACTAATGGGTGATGACGGCGCCTTGCGCTATGCATACCCATACCGACACTACACCTCTACCCAAGCACTGGCGGTAGGCTGGACTTCCGGCATGGATCAAGGCATGGCCCTAAGCGTCTTCGCCAGAGCCTATGCGATTGACAAGGACAAGAAATGGCTGGACGCTGGCAATAAGGTTCTGAAGTTCCTACAGACTCCATACCCATACGGCCCAAAGTCAACACTTAAAGACCTTGACCAATCGTTGTCAGGCCGCGTTTTTTCCTTGAATATCCGGTAGAGCCGAACGTCTTCACTCTGAACGGCTACATGTTTACTCTCCTCGGGTTGTACGACTGGGCAGCCGAAACGAACTCGGCTGAGGCCAATAAGCTATTCAAGGACGGTATCGAAACACTAGAAAAAATTCTCCCATATTACGACCTTGGGACATTTTCCGCGTATGACCTAAGCTATATAACGCACTCTCGCCTTCCGTATCTTCAACCTCGAGCGCCGCATATCGCGCCACGCTACCATGCGATCCATATTGCACAACTCAGAGCACTAAGCTCAGTCACCGGAGATAAATTCCTGAGTGACCGCGCTGAGAAGTGGCAGGGTTATGCAGAAGGGAAAACCCAGTAGCCCGGTCATGCTGCTCCCAATCTGGAGCAGCGAAAACTTTAATCAATGCCTCTGGCCGAAATCCAGAGGCATTCAATGGCGCCACCATGGAATATCCCAATCCGATCTGACGAAAATCTATATCTCCTTGATTCCTGCCCGCCACCCTACGACCGCCTGCGCTCCAGACGTGAACGAAGAGGTTGCAGCAACCAGCCCTGGGCGGATAGACGCTTCGGCAACAGCGTACACAATTGGCACAGGACTCTGCCCGCCAAGAGTGGAGAAAGCCGCCCCACCGACACCTGATGCGCAAGCCGCAGCCATTGGTTTCTTGGAATAGCGATATCTGAAGCTGATATTGGTGGCAGGAAGAGCTGTTGCAGTTCCGTTAGTGGTCACTGTCACTTCCCCGCTCTGCTCCATCTGACGAGTCGGGATGCCGGTTAATGCTGCGCCAGTTGGATATATCAAGTACATATTTGCGGGACCATAAACATCATCCACGATATGGCCGTTGCTCACAACGGTTTGCGAAGTGTTTGCATTGCATCGAATGAAAAGGACTTGCCGAACGGCAGATAGCTCGCACCTGACGCCCCGGATATCAACGTCGGTCGGAAGAGATTCCCCTTCAGCCACGCTTATAGTCACAATCCCGGCACCAACTCCGCCGGCCCCACCTTTAACCGTCAATCCTCTGACAATTACGCTCCACGCCTGCTTAAGTGTCTTGATAGCTGAAAGATTTATGGCACCAAAGGTCGACAGGTCGCCCGCGGTTACCAGGGTACAATCGATTATCTCATAGGTTCCTCCGACGATTTCGGATCCGTAGATTACTAGGCCGTCTGCCGCGCTAGTCCTTTGATAAATTGTGCAGCCAATATACTTGACGTCGCGCCCCTGCATATTCGCGTGCGATATAGAACAGTTCGAATAGGTTACTCTATCGCAGTTGCCGTGCATGTCCGCGGCTGGCGAATCGGCGGCTGACGTGTCCAGCCTCATGTTCGAAATGAAAATGTCTCGACACGGCACAGATCCAGTACCTGATCCTCCGCCAAGCGCAATGGCGTGGCGAGTGGCCGAGTGCCCCCCTCCAACAATCGTTACGCGCTGGCAGTTACTGATAAGGATTCCATATTCGTCATCGACGTATGCAGAGTTATTCAGTGCGGCGCCGCCAAAGAAATCAACTTGATAGCAGCGGTCGAACTCTATCTGGTAAGAAGAACCACCAGACCCTCTGAAGTTATGTGCCGTAACGCCTACGCCGAAACGAACAACGACGGGCGCCCCAATAGCGCTGGGATCAGCCTTGATGGTGATATCTTCAAGCGAAACACGAACGCCGTTGATCTTATGCATCTGCACATCAGAAACACCATACGTGTCTGTTGGCAATCCGTAGATATTCACGGTGCTACCACTGATAGAGTGCGCGCGGAAAAACTCCCCTGCACGATAGTAGTTGCGATGTTGAGACCAACTGTAGTCGGAGGGATTGAATGCCAGAAAAACGTCACCAGCAGCCAGACTCGGAGGCATCGCGAATGTAATACTGCGACTGGTCGGTGTGATGTTGGCGGAAAGCGCAGGCAGGGCGGTAATGCTGCCCTCAATTGTCAGGCGACTGCCTGCGGTGAACTCCAGCGAAGTGGTGCCGTCGCCAGCCAGTATGACGCTGGTGGTGCGGGAAAGATCTTCGTTCAGAACATACCGGTAACCAGGGAAATGCACGCGAGGCGTCCCGGCATTCAATGCAGCTTGTGCCGCCGCCCAGTCAATCGACTGAGAAAGACTTGTCACGAATGGGTAAACCACTTGCGCATCCGCGAGTGTTGCGAACCGCTCTGACAGCGGGTGGTAAGCCCCATCTGCGATTGCTCCGTAGTCCTTTACGTTCGCAGTATCGTTGAGGCGGTCGGCTACGGTGCGCTCGCGATAGCCGATCATCCCTGCGCCAGCGCTGGTAGCCAGGGTGTCTTGCAGCGTCCGGTCAACCTGCGCAACCAGGAGGTTCTGGTCCGTCGCCCAGTTCCCGGTCAGATTGACGGGGAACGATGCCGGGCGCTTGACGCTGTAGATGTTGTCCCCGCGCTGGATCAGTTGGGTCGGGCGGTCTACGGTCAGCGGTGAGCCGTCGACGTACTCAAGGACTCCGGGCTCGAAGCCTTGGGCGTCCAGCCAATCATTGAACTGTTCCTCATACCCTTTCATCGTTGGGCGACTAACGCCGAAACGATCATTCCACGTGGTATTTACCCGGTCGTTCATCGCCGCGTCGAAGTTCTCGGCGTTGTCGTACAGATCACGCGGGTCTTTGGAGCCCAGCGAGTTACCGGTGGCGTAGGTCGTCATGCAAATTCTCCGGGCATGAAAAGCCCGCTCTATGGCGGGCTCTGGATTTGTGTGTGCGGTCAGTCTGGTGCGCTGGCGTTGTCGTAGGTGTAGACCCTGGGGTCGTAGTTCACCGCTCGGACGGACGCCGCGGTATTGCCGTTTGGATCGATTGAGCTGATCAGTGCCGGGTATGGATTTCCCAGCAGCAGGTGCGGCGGTTCGATTTCCCACGAAACATCAGGGACGAAATCGATGCTGGGAATGCTCAGCCGGTAGTCGTCGATCCTCGACGCCGGATATCCACCGGAAACCGTTCCGTCTGGGCGCCGCAGGTAGAGCGCTGGCGAGTTCAGCAGTGACCAGTCGAGCGGCTCGCTGGACTCGATCAGGACCGAGTTTCCCGAGGTCACGAACGATTTCAGGTATGCGCTCTGCGCCAGGCCAGGGCCGGGAACATCGCCGGCAAGGGCCACATAATCCCAGAACTCGCTGTTCAGCGCGTCTAGGCCGGTATCGAACGAATACTCAGTTCTCCGGTATCGCTGAGCCATCCGGCGGCGCATTCCGTATCGCCACGCCCTGTTACGGTCTGTCACGCCGACAGCCGTGATCTTCTCGACCTTCCTGCCAACATCGCCGGGCAGGCGGCACTGGACGGTATCTTCGATCCAGCCGTTGGCATTGACGAACTCTACATCGACGCCGTCGTAGTCGTCCTCAGACGGCGCGCTGATGCTGATCCTCAGTGGACCATCCATGTTCTGCGGCGAGTACATGTGCCCGAATGTGGTCCTTGGCTCGTCTCGGGCCGCAGAGATCACGCCGCGCTTAATGGTCTTCTCCGCATATCCGGCCGCAAGCACGTCATCCATGATCTGCGCGACAGTTACCTTGCCGTCCTCGTAGATCATGTCGAACGTGTCGCCGCGGGCCTTCCAGATTGCGTCCAGCCGATCGAGTTCCTCAAGATCGAGATCCGCATCGGTGTAGCCGCGTTCCTTCGCGATGTAGCAGAGGAATGGGACGATGTCTCGCGTTGCTATCTCGGGTGTCCATGCACCGTTCTGCCGAGTCGGTAGCATGCGGGTAGCCTCTACCGAGACGCGGCTTTCTGTCTGCGCCGCGATACGGTCAGACGACCGATACCTGACGGCCATTGTTGTGACGCCGGCGTAGGACGACGGAGCCTGGAGGCGCGCGCGCATCCCGTACCACTGGGTGCGGTCTCGGTACTCGGATGTTGAGTTGCCGCCCTGGTTGACGAACACTTTTCTGATGCGAAACTCGGGCCGCATCATGTACGGCAGCGGGATGCCGTCCGTAAAACCCTGCTGGTCGAGAGAACTGCCAGCATGGTTCTTGCTGACCGTCGTCCATGCGCCGCCGATGGCCATGTCTCGCCACTGGATGTCGTAATAAGTGCGGATCTGGTAAATCTGCCCTTCCCTGCCTACACCGCAAAGCCCTTCCGGGCAAAATACGTCGATCTCGACGAAGTTGGTCTTCTCCGATACAGGGCACGCCGGGAAGGGACCACGCCAGCCCCCTTCTAGGCTGGTCGGATCAATGGTGACTCGGGACGTAGACGAGTTGAGAGCGGTGAATCCTGGCCAGTCAACATCGACACCACCCGCACTGGTCAGCCGCTCGACGGTGAGTTGCTGCGCGCTGTACGCCGTGATCCGATAGCGCAGCCCACGCGGGCCGATTGCTGCATTTCCGGAGCCGGTCTGCAACGCATTGGCCGGCGAACCGTTGCTGTAGTTGAGCGTCATCGACGTTGAGGTGATGTCGTTCACCAGGTAGAGGCCGCCGTTGGTGCCGACCACCTCGATCTCATCGCCAACATCCAGCCCGAGCTGAGCGATATCCCCCGTCACGACGTCGCGATTCGTCCCGCCGCCATCGTTCACCGAATAGGGGTACATCGCCTCAACACGCAGAATGGTCCCCGCCACCCAATCGGAGGGAAACGACCCCGCGCCGGCAGAAATGATGATGTTCGTTCCGGAGAACGTGAACGTAGTTGCCGAGGGGTTCGGCGTGAGATTGGAACTCTCGGTCAGATCTAGACCGGCGTTACCCGTTGAACTCGCACCCACTTCTTCGACGAGATGCCACCAAACTGATGCTGGGTGCCCGCTGACGTTCTGCCCTGGTTCGAAAATCTGTAAAGAGGCATCAGCGCCCAGTGCCAGGAACGACGTATCACCGATTTTCGCTGCCCCTTCGGCGATCTGGAACCGACCACGGCCAATACACAGGAGCATTTCGGTCCACTGCTCACGCGGACCGGCGAAATACTTCCGGGGCGGCAGGATGTAGTCTGGATAAATCAGACGACGGCCAGCGACTTCGCGGATCGCATCGCCGAGTTTTACCTTGTTCCCGCGCGCGCTGGTTTCAGAGAGCGACGCGCCCTGCCCGGGGTTCGTCGGCATGCCGGGCAATTGAGGCATGAGCATCCGAAAAACCGATTGCGCCCCCTTGAAAAGGGCCGCAGTAATCGTGAACGGATCAGTCCCGCGCGGGAGCTTGTAGATCCTCACAATGTCGCCGCGGTCGATGATGCGCTCAGCCCACTCACCGGGATGGATGAACTCCTCATGGGCCTTTTTCTGCTTGTCGGTGAGGTCATCGCAGAGCGCAACCTCGGCGGGGACAACACCGATGGAGAACGGGTGGACACCGTGGCAGCAGTACCCGGGCGAATTCGCAGTCAGCCAGGCATGAATCGTCATCCTGCGGCCGATCGGATGCCGCTCCAGCGGTTCTCCGTCAAGGAGCGATGGGTAGATTTCGATCACGGTAGAAGACCACCTTGGAGTATTTGTCGGAGAACTTCTGGAGCGGGGTGAGTGAAACCCCGCTTCCCGGGTTGATTTCGAGAACCCGGAGGCGTCCATCCACTTCGACCAGCAGACCTACGTGATCGAGCAGCCGCCCTCTGTAGGCCGCGGCGATGACCCCAGGTCCTGGCTCGCATTGCTCGAGCGCGCGGTGGATCTCCGCATCGCACGCCCTTTGCATCGTAACCGGGGTGCGCCGCGTGACACCGCCGAAGTCGCTCAGCATCGGCAGCCCGAACAACTCAACCCGCGCGATGAGCGTCAGGCCCCAGCAGTCAAGGCACGGCAGGGCCCGCCCGCCCTCGGTATAGATGGCGGTGAGGTATCTGTTCGGCATGGGATCAGGGCCAGTATTTGAGGCCAGGGAACTCGCTAACGTTGTAGATGTGGCGCAGCGCGGCGGTGTTGATGAGGTCGTAGTAGCCGGCCTCTACCTGGACAGTGAGACCCTCGAAACCCGACGTCTTAACCCTCATCCGGTACGGACGCTCAGCAGGAGCTGTGAAATCGCTCTCCAGGTACATCCGCAGGATCAAGGTGACATACTCGCCAGCCTCCAGCGCTTCGTTGATACGCTGCTGGGCGAATCCGGTCACGTTGTCGATTGCGAATCCAACGTTCTGGTTTCCGCTGTTGTCTCGCTTCGGAATCGATACGTCGATCGCACCAGCGATGAACGTCAGCAGCCGCCCGTCTTCGGTCATGCAGGTGATGTCGTCATAGCCCTGGCAGATGAGGATAGGCTCCGCCCAAGCCGGGCATGACAACTCGATCGTGGCGAACTGCAGGTCCTCACCGCCTGAGGCATAGAACCGCTCAAGAGCCGTCGCCATGTCGAGGCCACTCCCTGTTCATCGCGATGTCGAAGATGTCAGCGAGGAGGATGTACTCGGGCAGAATCTCAGCCCACCCAGGATCGATGATCGAGCGCTCTCGCATCACGACGGTCGCGTTGAAGCGCCAGTGGTCGCGCCCGACGAGATAGCCACCGTCGTAGATCCCCTCGAAGTGCAGGTGGCACGGAACAATGCCTTCTTCCGTTCTGAGCTCGCACTCGAACCACTTGACGCCGTCTTTCAGGACGTCTCGGTACCACCCCTTGAACAGACGCGCCTGCTCAGCGGTGAACAGCCAAGAAACCTCCAGAGCAACCGGCACGCCGCTGAAGTTCCGTCGATAGCGTGCCCGGCCGCTCTGGAGGGCGGTCCTGGCCATTGGTTCAACCGTCTTGAAGCCGTACCCCTCCCTGAGCGGAAAGGGAAGGCCATCAGGCCATTTGATCATCGCCCTGCCCTCTTGAATCCATAGGCGCCTTCGATTGCTTTCGGGTAAAGCCCCTGGCCAGACGAAACCTTGTTGGCAAAGTCCTGCTCGACCGCATCGAGAGTTACCCGCAGGTTGTTCCCGTCCATGGCGGCGGTGGCGGAAACCGGCGGACCGTTGTTGATGATCTGCAGGCTGATCTGCGGCGAGCCTTGAGCGGAGGCGTCGCCGTTGCTGATCACCTCTCCACGGGTGTTCGGCAGCATGTACTGCCGGCCATTCGCAGCCTGGAATACCTCTGGTGCGCCGTTCTCGTTGATCCGGTACATGCCGCCCGCCCCTACGGGACCGCCGTACTGGCGACCTCCAGCGAACATCCCAAGCATTGCCGGGATGGCGGCCGCCATTGCGGTAAGGCCAGCCGTTGCCGCCCCGCCGAATGACGCAACCGAAGCGGCAGCAGCGGCTGGCGCGTAGGCAGAAGCCATAGCGGCGCCGGTCGCCGCGGCCGTGGTTGCCGCAGCCGCCTGCTGGGTCTGACCCATGATGAAGTTCTTGGCCTGCTCGATGCCGACCTTGACGAGGGCACCGACGACCTGGTTCAGCATGGCGCCGGCCAGTTGTCGCATGGCGTCGGCACCATTGTTCGCCCCGGTTATCAGCCCTGTCAGAGCGTTCGTACCGGCCTGTTGCACCTGATCAAGCGTTGCCATGATCATCTCGTTGCCGGCAGCCTGGCGGCGGAATCGCTCCTCCTCCAGTTGCTTCATCGTGGCATCGTGCTGTTGCTCGGCCTGCGCCTTGAGTTCCAGGTAGCGCTGGTCCTCGAGCAATTTGGCCTCGTTCAGTTTTTTCAGGTTCTCCAACTCGGTCTGGTAGCGCTGATCTTCGCCGGCGATCGGGTCCATCTGACCCAGCAACTGCTTGTTGGCTTCGATCTGTTGCGCTTCGTACAGTGCCGCGGCGAGCGCGCGGACCTGGGCGACCTGCTCCGGCGTGGCGTACTCGTTGAGTTGAAGTTCAGCCTGGGTCTGCATCAGTTCCTTGCCCTTCAGGCCGACAAGGGCGAGTTGCTGGCCAAGGCTGGCAATGGCGTCGATGTTTTCCTTCTGCGCCTGGGCAAGTTCCTGGGCGGCCTTCTTGGCTGCCTTCTGCGCCTCGGTGAGCTTCTTCGTGCCTGCCGTGGCAGCGGCCTCGGCGTTGACGGTACCGGTCTTCCCGCCCGATTTACCCTGGGGAGACGGTGACTCTACGTTCGGCACAACTACCGGGGGCGTCTTCTCCTGGTCCTTGTAGAACTGATCGATCAGCGCTTGCGTTGCGGCGATGTTGGCCTTGATTTCGTCCTCGCTGAATAGCGCAATCGCCTGCCCTTTCCCGCCGATGCGCAGGCGCTTAAGCGGGTTGGCCAGCATCTCCTGGTAGGTGTTGAGCTGGTCCTCCAGGCGGACAATGTCATCAGACGCTGCCCCGTGCAGTGCTGCGGCAATCCCCTCAGCCGCCCATTTGACGATCCGAACGGTTTCTTTCGCGCCGGCGATGATCTGGTTGAGGGCGCTTACCACCCCTGCGGCCAGGTCCTGGGCGGCACGAATGGTCTCGGGGTCCTGCAATGCATCCGCGAGTTCGGCGATGTTGCTGGTCAGAATCTGGCTGGCGCCGCTCGACTCGTTCACCTTGCCGATGAACACCGTCATGCTGTTGCGAAGCTTGGTAAACGAGTCTGCGACCGATGTTTCCATCTCATCGGCCAGTGCCTTGTTCTCGTCCCGGGTTCGGCGCAGCCCTTCGTTCAGTGCCTCGACAGACAGCTTCCCGCTGGCGCCCAACTGCCGGATTTCAGCCTGGGTCCGGCCGGTAGCCTCGGCGATGCCTTCGACGATCGACGGAGTCGCGGCCATTATCGAGGCCCAGCCATCAGCCTCGACCTTGTTCTTCATCAACGCCTTGGACCACGCATCCATGGCGGTGGTGGCCTGGTCGGCGCGCGCGGCGTCGCGAACCAGCGCGTAGGAGAACGAGTCGGTGATGTCCAGAACGTCGGACGTGGTGTAGCCGAGATCCCGGAGCGTGTCAGCCGTAGCCAGGTAGACCTCTTGAGCCTCGCCCAGCGCCCGGAAGGTGCCGTTGGCGGTCTGCAACAGCCGCTCCTGCACCATGGCGTACTCTTCGGCGCTGCTGGTAGCGTTCCGAATGCGCGAGGCCATCTGGCCGTACTGGTCGGATAGTTCGATGACCGACTGGAGCGTCCGGAGCGAAAGGTAAGCAGCAACGACCCGGGTTAGCCCGCTGTATGCCGAGGTCTGGGCGCCGATCTGCTGGTTGGCCTGCCGCACAGCCCCCGCCACTCTGGTCATGCGGGTCTGCAACTTCCCAGCAGTCGCATCGGTCCGCTGCATAGAACCCTGCATGCTGTCCAACGAGCGATCGGCGGCGTTCGCACCGTTTACGAGGCTGGAGGTATCCGCCTCGACGGTGTAGTAGATGCTGCCGACATTCTCAGCCATCAGGGTGCTCCTTTCGCCCGCGCCTTGCGCTTGGCCTCGATCTTGTCGAACCACTCCATCGTCGCGTCATGCTCTGCCGCGGTCGGGGCTCTGGCGCCCGGAGCGTTAGATTCGGTTGGTGGGTATTTCGCGCGCAGAGCGCCGATCAGGCCGGTCATGGTCATGGACCATGCGTCGCGCTCGCTGAGCCCCAAATGCGCTATCGCAGTCGCGACGTACTCCCGCGCCACGAATTCCGCCGAGTAGTTCGGTTCTTCGTCATGGCGCCGGGGAAGCGGCGGAAGCGCCCCGGTGACGCCGTGCTTCAGCAGGCAGCGCGCGAGAGGCACAAGGTGCTCGACATCCGCAGTTCCTGGCCGGTAGACCAGGTCCTGGTCGTAGTAGCCAAACACGTCGGACAGATCCTGCTCACTACAGGCCACCACCACGGCCAGGGCGTCGGCGAACTGGTCCGCCTGGTGCTTCTCGGTGATCGGGTCGCTCATGACTCGCGCGAAGACGTCGACAATCTCGGCCGGCGTACCGAGCTGGGTCATGGCGTACAGGGACGGCCGCAGGAGAAAGCACTCCCCCGAGGCCGTGTGTACGCCTATCTCACCGATCTCGGTGAGGATCACGGTGCAGTGATGGTTACCGGAATGGTCACGCTGACCGAGGGACGCGCCGCACTGGTGATTTTCACCGTGGTGGTGCCCACATCAACGCCGGTAACCAGGCCGGTAGAGCTCACGGTAGCAATCGCCGGCGCCGCACTTTCGTAGACCAGGCCAGGAGCCGCGCCAGTCGGAGATACAGCGGCGGTCAGTTGCTGGGTCGCGCCTTCGGCGATCGAGACAGAGGTCGGCGAGACGGTAATGCCCTGCACCAGCGGGATGACCGTTACGGTTGCGGTATCGGTAACTCCAGGGGCGACGCTGGAGGCAGCGGTGATCGTGGCTGTGCCGGCCGACAGCGCGCTGACCTCGCCGGTAACCGCGTTCACTGCGGCCACCGTCGGAGCGGTCGAGGTCCAGCGCAGGCCTTGCGGAGCGCCAACAGGCAGCACGACGCCTTCGAAGTTGAAGCCCTCGCCAACGGTAAGGGAGAGGGTCTCCGGCACGACCTGAATGCTGGTCGGGTCCGGCGCATCCGCGTCGGGGGTATCCTCGACGATCAGGCCGAAGTCGGAAGCGGTCGCCGAAGCCTCGAAGCTGTAGGTGGTGACATCGTCGTACGGCGCGGAACGACTGAGGTTGCTGATGAGCATGAACGCGGTGAAAGTCAGGTCCGGGAAGGTCATGCGCATCCAGACAACAGGCTGCCCGCCGGTCGCGTCCGGCTTCACGACATGTTTCGTCAGGTCGATCAGGTTCTGCGCGCCAGCACCGGAGGACTTCACGGTACCGTCACCGGAAATGGTCAGCGTCTGGAAGCTGGCCAGGTTCTCCCGCAGCGCGCCGACCGAGTCGGAGTCGGTTGCGTCGATGGTGTCCCATTCGACAGTGAACTCCTTCGCGCGGAGCGACCCGAAACGGCGCCAGTCATTCTCCGCCGGCAGCGCATCGCCGCACCCGATGTAATACTCGAGCACGACATCGCGGCCCGGAAATTTGAGCTTCTTGCAAGCCATGTCTGGCCTCCTGATTAGTAGAGAACTTCAAGGTCCAGGCTGTACCAGGCCCGGTTTTCCGTGGTGTATCCGGGCCCGATCGGCTCTCCGATTGCCCGAACAGATGCGGCGCCACAGGGGACGCTGTCGCCAAGCGCTGCCTGCGCCAGGGTCTCGATTGAGTTGCCGACGTCGACAACGTGTTTCCGGACGCCCTTCGGGCCGAGGAGGATCACCTTGAACCGCAGGCGACGGACGTCGACCTGAGTCGGGGCGCCGCCGGTTTGCTGGATCGCTGCGATGAATGCCGAGTCGAGCGAGGGGTGGTCTACCCACATCCCACGGCTGTACTGGTAGCCCTCGCCCAGGATCGAAGCCAGCCAATCCTGGAAGGCGTCGTAGGGGGTCATACGCGGTAGGTCCTGCGGAGGATGGCCGGGATAGCTGGAATGATCTGGTCAAAACCTTTCGTGAGAAACTCAGGCTCCGCATTCGGATCCCAGTAGTCTCCCCGGCTGGGGTCGTTCTCGTCGCGCGGCTGGCCGGCGAGAGTGCCTGGCGCTTCGTGGACTGCCGCCGCGTAGGCGGCGGTGTAACCGACGCTCCCCTCGACCCCATTGGAGCCAACAGTGATCTGGGGGGCCGTTTGACTGTTGACGAGAGTCGATGTGTCGATCGGCGTCATGGTCTGCGCCATTGCGGCGCCCTGGCTCAGTACCTCATAAACTGCGCGCTCGGAAACACCGCCGGCGATGTTTTCGACAGCCACACGAAGATTCCGCCGGACGCGGTCGATTCCTTGGATTGCCATGTCAGGTCACCAGCAGAAAGTCCGGCTGTTCACCGAAGAAGGACATGTCCCAGTTCGTCACCGAGCGAATCTCTTCCCAGCCGTTGGATCCGTCGAACTGGATCAGGTCCAGGTACTTCGGCCGGCGGTCCTCGGTGAATATCTGGTGGCGCGATACGAACTCAGCCCCCCGCGCTCCAGATTGCCCGCCCTCCTCCCGCATCTGCTCGCTCTTGGCGGTCCAGGTGCAGGCGATTTCGTACTCAGGGCCGTAAACGGCCTCCTGGGTCGAAAGGTCGAAGTGCAGGAATGGCCGAACCGTCGCTGTGTTGGTGTAACTCCAATTCGCTGTCGTGCTCATGAGTCACCACACATGCAGCCGCCTCGCGCGATCCAAAGGCCGCCATGGGCGGTTTGGGTTGGATTCGGTGGGATCAGTTCCGTCGCACATCCGTACTTGTCCAGTGCGTTCAGCAGGGCCAACTGCGCCTTCCAGCGATCAGCAAAGGCCTGGTAGCGGAACGATCGAGAAGCGCCGGATGGGGCCGTCTGGCTGCTGATGTACTTGTCGGCCTGGGCCAGCGCAAACAGCGCCAGCAGGTAGGCCTGAATCAGCAGCGCGGTCGATGCCGGGTAGTGGGCATCCAGGCAGTCCTGGATCTCCTGCAATTGCTCGATCCACGCCGCGAGGATGAAATCGGGCACGTTGTCGATGCCCTGGCTCTGCAGGTACTGCCGGGCCTGTTCAACTGTGATCATGTCCGATTCCTGGAAGAAGAAGGCCCCATTTCTGGGGCCAGAAACGACGAAGCCGCCCGCAGGCGGCCTCTCGTCACGCACCGGTCACCTGGCCGGGAACAGCTTCGCCAGTTCGCCCTCCGGCAGCAGGGCGGCGAGCGCTTCCTCGCCCTGGCGGCCATCGAACTCGATCTTCAGCTCCTTCAGGCGCGCTTTGATCAGCTCGCGGCGCTCGCTACCGTCCGGAATGGCAGGGGTCAGGGTACCGGCCTGGGCCTTGGCCTGCTCCCGGATACTCGCTGCTTCCGCGTTGGCTGCGGCGATGATGCCTTCGGCCTGGGCCTTGGCGTCAACGATCATGGCATCGACGGATGCACGCGCTTCGGCGAGAGCTTGCCTGGCCGCTTCGTCGACCTGGGCCGAAACGTCCAAGGTCAGGCTTCCGTTCCTGAGTGCGCCAACCTCGCGCACGTTCGGCAGGAGCGCCGCAGCCAGAGTGTCGAGTTCCAGCACCTGGCCCTTGGAAACGCCGTTCCAGGGTTTGATCACCTCATACTTGGGCATGTCGCTCTCCTTACGCCAGGTTGGCGCCGTAGATCACGCCGGACAGACCTTCGTCGTCCTTCTTCACCTGGATGCCCATGGCGCTCATGATCTGGAAGTTGTAGTTGACCTGCGGCAGCGGGCGCGGCAGCGGGATAACACCGGTAGCCATGCCGACCAGCGGGGTGACCACGTCGCGGCGGCGCTGATAGCCCAGGAACTCGTTGCCCGACAGGGCGAAGGTCTGGCGAACCGCGCGCGCCGGGATGAAGCGCATGACCGCATCGAGCACGGTGCCGGCCACCACCGCGTTGGCACCGCCGCCCATGGTGATCATGTAGGGCTGGGACAGGTTGGCGTTGATTTCCGGGGAAACCCAGAGAACATCGTAGGCGTCCACCTTGTTGGCACGCGCAGCTTGGCCGAATGCGCCTTTGGTGAAGAAGTCGATGATCTGCTGCGGCGTGGCGGTGGTCAGATCGATGTTCGCGCCGCCGGCGCCGGAGCCCAGGTTGACCTTGATGGTGTTGCGGTGATTGCGCAGACCCTGAGCCGGGTAGTTCTCGACCTGGATGTTGGTGGCGCCGTCCAGGGTGTAGGCAACGATCCGCTTGTTGAACTTGCGGAGCTTCGCAGCCTGCGAGTCCAGAACCAGGTCGATGCCGACGGTGTTCATGCCGGCGGCATGGCGCCAGTTGACACCGTAGCCGGCGGTGAACACCGGAATGGGGTCGCCATCGGAGTTGTACTCGGTGTGATCGAAGGAGTACGGGGCCTGGCCGTCGATGCTCACCGACACATCATCGGCGATGTCGCCGACCACGTTGTAGAGCTTGGCACTCTTGCCGATCGGCAGAACGGTCTGCACCTGCAGGAGGTCGTTGACGATCTCCATGCCGGTCTCCTGGTTGCGGTACTGGATGATCTGGGCGTCGATCTCTGCCCAGAACTCACGACCCAGGCCGGCCAGCGCATTGCAGGCCAGCATTCCCGGGGTCATGGCGCCGCGGTGGTGGGTGATCATCGCGGCGTTCTGGTTGTTCCAGATGCTGCGGTTGGCCTGCAACTCCTGGTAGTGGCTCATCAGGCGAGGATGGGCGGCGATTGCTTGCTGGGTGAGGAACATGTGTCCGTACTCCTATTAGGGCGCCGGGGCGGCGACACTGCCGACACGGAAGCGGATGCGGATGAAGTCGGTTTCGCCGGAGGCGATGACTGCATCGTCCTGGCTGTACCCGAGGACCGTGTCGGTATCGCTCGACGCGATGGCACCCTGGCCGCTGGTGCCGAGTTTGATCGGCGTGTCCTTCTTGTAGGTGCCGGCCGGGCACAGCACGGCGAGCTCGCGACCCTCTTCGACGTAGTTGCCCACGGCCGAATGGCCGGCGGGAACCTCATCGCGGATGTTGAGTCCTCCGTGGTGAGCGCAGTCGATGACGTAGAGGCGGCCAACGCTGGCGCTTGCCTGGGCGAACAGGTCGCTGCCATTGATCACGGCGAACGTGCCGGGCAGGAGTGCCGCGGCGGTCTTGCGGGTTTCGGTCTTGAACAGCGACTTGCCGTCGATGTTCACGCGACGATAGCGAGACATGGCTTACTCCTTCGGCAGGTTGGCGATATCGGCGGTGAGGCCGCCTTTGTCGGTGGCAGCATTGGCGCCCAGCGGAGCGGATTCGCCGCACTGCTTGAACATTTCCCTGAGCGCGTCGCCGGCCAGGCTGTTGGCGATGACCTCGCCAAACTTGGCCTTGACCGCTTCGCGCATGCTGTCTTCCTCGGCGCGCTGGTTGGCGGTCAGCGTATCGGCCAGCGCCTTGTGATTGGCGACCAGGCCGTCGACCTTGTCGGCCAGGGGCTTGATGATGGTGTCCGCCAGTTCCTTGATGGCGCTGGAGGTGTTGGTGCCGATTTCCTTCACGATTTCGGCCTTTTCTTCGGGGGTCAGGGGCATGTCGCCCTCCTTCTCAGGTTGATCAGGCCGAGCCTGACGATGGGTGAAAATGTTCTTGATGCTGTTGGCCACCATGGCGACCCAGGACTCTTGCCTGACAACGGGCTGGCCGGATTCGTCGAAGACGATCTTCCCTGCCTCGACCTTGTAGCCGTACACCTCGGTCACACCGCCATTGCGGCTGATCACAGCCTGAGAATCGGTGAAGTCGGCAACCCATGCGTACTGGTCGGGCCCGGAGGCGAATCGCTCCTTTGCGGCGCGATCGAGACGCTGCTCCCGCTCCCGATAGGACTCGCCAACCAGAGCGCCGGAATTCGGCTGAAGCGGGACAGCCTGGTCGGCGTTTACCATCAGGCCGACGCCCTGCTCAGGAGTGGCCGCCCCTACTTCGTGCAGCAGGATCGCGTCGTGGTCCATGCTCTGGATGTCGGCGACCCACTCCGCGCCCTGGGCACGCTGGCTTTCGTTCGGCTCGATGCGATTGAGGAATGCGGCAACGCTGGTATGGATCGGGGGGACGTCCTCCCCCTTCTCCAGCGCTTCGACGCGCTGCAACAGTTCACGGCCGCCCTCCGTGGACTTGGCGAACTCGACGTCGACCCACTTCTCCATGTAGACCCGGTTGCCTGACTTCTTCACGTTGCGGTTCCAAGCGCCGACGTGGGCGGCGTTGATCCCTTCAGGGGAGAACGCAGACACGAACTTCCCGTCGACCATCGGGTGCCCGAGCGGCGCCAGCGTTCCCTCCAGGCCTGGGTAGTGCTTGTCGATCTGCTCGGCGGTGTAGAGACCACCGTTCATGATCACGCCGGCCGGCAGGGTGTAGCTCGGCAGAACCAGATGTTCGCGCCCGTTGTGCGTCTCACGCCGAATGCTGGCGCTATTGACCTGGGTGGTGATGTTGACCTGCATGGGCATGGCTCAATCCTCTTTCGCCCAGGGCCCGCGCCCTTTGGCTTTCATGACTTGGTAGTTGCGGCGCGCGCGCTCGACGATGGCCGGGACCACCGGGTTCCCTTCGTCATCGACCAGTACCTCGACCTGGCTGCACTTGCAGTTGATCGAGTTTCCGTCTCGGCTGTACCAGTCCCTCACCTCGTCCGAGGTGTAGAGCCTGGCGTGCCTGGCCGCATGGGTTGCCCTGGTGCTGGGGGACAGGGCCGACATATGCATCAGCTTCGACTGAACGCCGTAGTCGGCCTCAGCAGCGTCTTTTTCGTCCCAGCGAGCCCTTCGGAGAGCGGTTGTGACTTCGGTGCGTGCGATGCGATGGCCGCGACGCGCCTCGATGCCGGTCTGGGCGGTCAGGTCCCGTGCGATTTCGCGGGGATTCTTCCCGCGCCCCATGCCCTCGGCGAGAATGCGCGCCATGTCGGCCTTGACTTGGCCGGACAAGCCCTTCATCTCCTCGAACTCCCGGGCGCGAAGCAGTGCCATCCGCGCGCGGTAGGCGTCGGATCGAAGCAGGACATCCAGCGATTCCCGGCCGGCGCGGTATGCAGGCGATTGCTGCGCCAGGTTGGCATGCGTCTGTGCGGTACCGCGGATGTAGGCAACCCCGACATAGGATTCGAAGAACCAGAGGTCGCGCTCCCCGCCCTCCTGCAGTATCTCGTCGACCATCAGGTTGGTGTCGGCGAAGATCGCGGAGAGAAGGGCCTGGTCGAGACGGTAGGTGTACTGCTCATTCACCACCGGCTGGGCCGGGATTCGGTCCAAGGCAGCGACATAGCCATCCCGGATTTTCCGCATGCGCCTGTCGAACTCGCGCATTGCGCCCCTTTCCAGTCGATCTACCCCGGTCGGGTCACTGCTGCTCGCCGGTAGGATCGGTGCGCGCGGCATCTTCATCCTCCGGTTCGGTATCAGGCAGCGGGTCACCGCCCACGAGCGGGTCGTAGCCAGCCTCTTCGCGGATCTCCTCCGCGGTGAATACCGGCTCGCCAGTGCCGATTGCGGCGCTGTTGATCTCGCTCATGGTCTTGGAGTTGGCCAGGCGCTCGGCCTTGGTTGGAACGGTGAGGTCATCCCAGATTGCCGTGAACTCAGCCTTCAGCGGGACCACGCCGATGCGCATCAGGTGCCCAAACAGGTCGTTGATCTCGAACGTCAGTTCTTGCACCCGGCGCGCCTGGCATCTGGCGTTGTGGTACTTCTGATCCTCACTGCTCGCCCTTTCGCCGGTCTGCATGCCCACCAGGATCTTGGTCGGGATGTCGACGCCGGCGGCGGCGGTTTGCAGGTTGACGTTGTACGTAGGGCTGGGGTCCGAAACAGCGGACACCATCTGCGTGACGGTCGCCCCCTGGGTTGGGAGCAAGACATCGTTCCCTCGGTTTAACTGACGCGCTGCCTCGTTGAAGCGCTCGTTGAGCGCATCGATCGTCACCCCATACGTACTGGCGATCTCGCCGAGCTGAATCTCCTTGTCGAAGTTCAGCAGGAGCTGGCGTGCGGCGTTCTTCAGGAACGATTCGCCACTGCCTCCCTCGACCTTCTCCAGGCTGATGAAGGAGTTGTAGGCAGGCTCCAGGAATCCGATTGCATCGCCGGTCCAGTCTCCGAGAATGAACACCCGGTCCGGATGGATATCTCGCACCAGACCGGGACGACCGGCTTGGGAGGCCTCGGTGTATTCCCACATGGTGGGCTGCCCGTAGGTCTCGCTATCCTGTTTCTCGTCAAACGTCTTGGGCTTAAGGCACCCGGCCCAGGCCGGGGTGACCTTCGCCAGGCCATTGACCTTTCCCGTGACAGGCCTGTCCCACGGCTGGCTATCCCTGATGTGCAGGAGCAACCCGGAATAACGACCAACAAGGCGGCGCCGGTCGGCTTCGGAGACAGCCCGCCAGAACCTGCCGCCTGCGATCAACGGCTTGTTCCTCCTCTCCCACTCGGTTTCGTCCTTGGAGCGGTCCTGGTCGTCACCCTCGATGATCTGCGGATTCGTCTTCCAGCAAGTGGTGACGATCTTCTCGACCGCGCCATGGGCGATGCCACCCCGGCGGTACATGGTGTACAGGTCGTTGAACGTGATTTCCTGGGGGAATCCGTACTCGCACCATGCCTGTGGCCGCTTCGCGTCATGGCCAATGCCCTGGTTCAGCAGGCTGATTCGGGCACGCGCGATGGCACTGCTCATCGCGTGATTGACCGCGAGGTCGAGTTTGTCAGTCATGGTCAGTCCGATTTCAGGATGAGGCCTGGCTTGTCCGTCTCGCGGACCAGTTCGACAGAAGAGAGGTTGGGGTCACGCCATACCATCGTCCCTTCGGCACCGGCGTTCTCGACCGCCACGGTGCGGGCGCATGTAGTGCAGCGCGCACGGACAACCATGGAGCGGCTGGTAGCGCGGTCCTTGAGGATGAAGATGGCCATCAGCGGGCTCCGGGAAGAAGGATGCCAAGCGGCGCGGCTCCGCCCAATTCGGTCAAGGCGTAGACCATGGCGTCCAGACGGTCCGGCGATTTCTTCGCCGTCGCGGGGATGTACTCCATGAGCTGGTTCTCCAGCAGATACAGCGCGCCTTGGTGAGCCACCCTGCCTTGCTCGTATAGAGCCGAGATCGGCTCAGCACGGGCGAACTTTCCCTTGTTGGCGTGGATTCGGATGATCCGCCCCTTGAAACCCGCGTTCTTCAGTGTCTCTTCCGCCATGTCGCCGCCTTGGTTCGTCTCAATAACGATCGCGTCGGCCTGGTGCTGCTCGCATGCAACCATGGCCTTCTTGGCCCAACCTGCCGGGGAGTATTTCCCGCTGTAGTCACCATCCACTGAGAACTGGCGAGAATCTCCGGCACCGTAGCAACTTGCCGCCACAATTCCCGTTTCGTCGCTCTCGTCGCTGTTGGTGGCCTGGGGATCGATGGCCACCACGCACCGCTTGCGGTCGGCCCTGATCTGCAATTGATGCGCCGCATTGATCAGTTGCTCTGTCCACAACGCCCCCTCGGCATTGAACCTCCGAGGCTTCTGCATGTACTGGGCTTCTGCGGTGCGTCGATGCGAGAAAAGCGCTGTGCGGTGGCTCTCGTTGTGCTTGAACGGCCATAGCCAGCCATCCGGAAGACCATGCTCGATCGGGATTCCGTGAGTGTTTTCCGCTGGGTACGGCTCGCTGTTGTCGATGATCACGGGCAGGTTGAGGTGGTGCCACATCTCCCCTGACCCGCCTCGCAGAAGGTAGCCGCTCAGGTCGTGGTAATGGATCCTCTGCATGATGACGATCATCGGCGTCGTTTCCAGCGCCAGGCGGGACTTGATCGTCTCATTGAAGCGGCTATTCACGCCGTCACGAACAGTCTCGCTGTATGCATCGTCGGGCTTTACCGGATCGTCGATGATCAGCGCGCCCTGCCATCCAGGCTCCATATGGCCCGCGCGAAACCCTGTAACCTGGCCGGCGGCGGACGATGCATAAACCCCGCCGCCATGCTCAGTCCACCACATGGCCTTGCTGTCGGCGTCATCTCGCAGCGACATGGGCCACATGGCCTGATACGCCGAAGACTTCACCATGCCTCGCGCCGTGCTGGAGTTCAGCAGGGCCAGATTGTGCGAGTAGGAAAGGTGCATGAACCTGGCGCGGTTGTTCAGCGCCAGGCCACGCCCGATCATGTTGATCGTCGCCAACTCGGTCTTTGTGTATCCAGGAGGCACGTTGATGATCAGTCGCGTTATCTCGCCGCTCACCACCCGATCCAGCGTGTCCTGAATGACACGGTGGTGCGGCGCAACAACCATCTTGCTGCCCATGCGCTGCTTGAAGAAGTAGCGGGCGAAGTACATCCCATCCTCTTCGCACTCCTCCTTCCGGGCTAGCGTCACGGGATCAGCAATCATCTTCTGCCAGCATCTCTTTGCGAGCCTGCTTGTAGTCCTCCTTGGTCATGGCGGCCACCGCTATTGGCCCGCCAGCAGGCCCAGAATGCTCAACCCGTTCCTTGAACATCCCGAAGTGGCGTCCGAGCAGTTCCAGGTTCTTCACCTTGTCGGGCCACTTGATCTTTTTCAGGAACCCGATCATCTCGCGCTCGTCGCCGCGACCCTCGAACATCTCGGCCAAGTCGAAGCCGCTGAGGTACTGGCGCCACACCCGCGGCCACTGGCTGACCGGCTTGAGCTCCATCGCGTCGGTCATGATGTCCAACAGATCCATCTGGTCAATCTCGATCATCCGGCGCAGCACGTAGTCGGCGTCAATTTGAGTGCGCTCGGCGCGCTCCTTCATAGCCGCCTGGATGGCGGATGTGATGTCCGGCTTCTGCAGCAGTTGGTAACCGATCTCGGACGCGCGATTCTTGCTGTACCCGGCCCTGATTGCCGCCTGGGTCGCATTGAGGTCGAGCAGATACTCGGCGACGAAGCGGCGCTGTTTTGCTGTTAGCGCCATGGATCACCTCAACTGAGCCTCAGGATGGGCGCGATGTTGCCCTTGTTGCGGTAGACCAGCACCAGCAGCACCAGCAGGACCGCCAGCAGGTAGGGCGATATCGGCGTTGCGTGGCGCGCCATCAGCACGGCCAGGCTGATCGACAGCGCCTGCATGCCGGTCCCAGCGGCGAGGATGTACGCGCAGAGCGAGACGCCGAACCGGTACGTGGCGCCGTGGCGCTGGTACGTGAAGATGCGGCAACTGATAGCGCCGCAGACGGCTGCAGCCGTCAGGGTCACCAGATCAACCATCTTTCCGGCCTCCGATCATGCCGACGATGCGCTGCAGAACGATCTGGAGCCATGCCGGCGCGCGGCCACCAATCATCCAGTCGAGCACGCCGATCAGGATCGTGACGATCAGCGCGGCGGTGACCAGTGCGGGCAGCCCGGAGAACTGGGTCGCGCCCCGCCCGACAGCCTCTGTGGCGGCGTAGTAGCCGCCGACCCAGGACGCCAGCAGGTAGCCGAGGCGCCTGGCCATGGTCAGGTCGTGAGCCCAGAGCACGAACAGCAGCGCGCCGGCGAAGCCGCCGATCACCGCATTGACGTCGACTCCGGGGATGATCGCGGTGGCAGTGAGCCCGACGGCGCCGGCTGCTGCTACTGCTCCGCTGCTCGTCGGTTCAGCCATGGGGTACTCCAGATGCAGAAAAGCCCAGCGCGGAGGCTGAGCCAAACGATGTGGGAATAAAAAACCCCGGCCGAGGCCGGGGTTCAGTAGGAGTGCTTTCAGTTCAAGCCGCTAGAAGGAGATGGGGACCGCAGACCGGCGACTTGAAATGTTGGCAGCCCGATGATGGCAATTTGTCGCACCACCGACAACCCGTCAATTCCGGCCAGTTCATAAAAACGGAACTGTGTCACCTATCTAACTAACCAGGTCACAGCCCTGATTGGAGGTCAAATTCTGCGATAGGAGCAGGTGGCTGGGGCCACTACCCCTGTACGCATCCTGCGCTCCACCTGCATTGATCAACTATCGTCCTCGGACGGACTCCAGCATCGATCTCATCTCTTCGATGATCTCTAGGTGCACCGCGTCTGCCACTGCCTCAGCCTCTTCCTCGGAATACAAGAAATCGCTCCTCAGCGTCAGGCCATGCATAACCACAAAACAGGCCTCATGGCCGGCATCGCGTATAGACCAGGGGACTGCGTCCCCCTCGAGCTTCACGACCTTGATATCTGGACTTCTCATAGGACCACCTCTCGGCTTCGAGATGGTCATTATCGCAAGGGTGAAGGCCTTGTGGGTCGGTAACCCGTCACTTTGCTAGCAGCCGGATGTGGCAGGTGAGACTGCTGACTACGGCAATAAAAAACCCGGCTTCAGAGCCGGGTTTTTGGGGGAATCTGTTGATTGGGTGCAACTGTGCACAATGGCAAAACGATACCCAAATGCTCTTCAAATCGTCAAGCGACCCGTTTCAGGCGTTCCCGCTGGGTCCAGTAGGCCGCCACGCGGTCGTGGTAGCGCTGATGGACACTGGGGCATTCCAGGATGTCCTCGCCCCACTCCTCCCGGTATGCCTCCCCGTACCGCCGCATCCTCGCCGCCCACCGCGCCAGCTCCTGGTCCGACATCCCGCGCAGACGTTCAGCCAGGCGCTGCTGGTGATGCTCCCGGCGCTCGGCGTAGGCCTCCGCCCGGTGCAACGCCACCACATCGCGGTCGACTTGGTGCCAGCGCCAGCCCGGCCCCTTCCGCAGGCCGCACTGCTTCGCCACCACCTCGGCGACCGGCCTCAGCGCCTGGGCATCCAGCTTGTCGACGTGGCGCGCCAGCCGCTCCCAGGTACTGGCGTAATCCCGCGCCCAGTTGCCGGGGTCGATCCGGCAGCCGAGACGCTCCTCGATGAAGAGGCAGACCTCGCCCGGGCGCAGTGTGTCGCGGCCATTGACGGCGCGCTTATGCGAGTTGATCGCCGCCAGCGCCATCCAGTAAGCCCGCTCGCCCTGGCGCTGGGTCAGTTGGCCGAGGCCGGCGCCGATCCAGACCAGGCCGTGAGCGATCGCCACGTCGTCACCGGTGGCCAGCGGCGAGTACAGCGTGTGGCCGAAGTGCTGCAGCGGCTTCGGCAGCGAGCGGATGGCAGCCTGCACCAGGCCGGCGGCCAGCATGTGGGCGCTACGCCCGTTGGTGTCCTTGCGGTCGGGGTGCGTCTCGTTGGCCACCCGCCCCTTCTTGCCCAGCGCGGCCTTGTCGGCCGCCACCGCCAGCACTGAGCTCCGACTCTCGTAGAAGGCGTCATGCCAAGCCTGGCGCGCGCTGATCAGTCTCATTTCGACTCTCCCCTGTAGTTTCCTGTAGTCACTGCTCGCCCTCGAGGAGAGGGACGATCTTCACTCGCACGCCTGGCGTTTCGCCGTAGCGCTTCCCCACCACCGCCTTCACGACCTGGACGTCGTCCTTCCAGACAACGCCGTTCAGGCCGTCGTAGATCGCTTTGATCACGTTGTCCATATCGGGCTTCTTGGTGGGGTACAGGCCGCCGGCCAGCGCCAGCGACTTCCGCTTTTTCGACATCGATTGAGGGATGCTCAGCGCGATGTCGAGCTCGACCAGCACTGGGCCCTCGAACAGCGCGCGACCTGCCATGGCCTGCTGTCCGCTGTGCGCGATCAGCCCCTCGTAGTTCGCCGTCTTCGCCGGCGTGAACATCCTGGCGTGGGCGCCGACGCGACCGATACGCGGTCTCCCCTTCCCCACCGGCTCGCCGGGTACCATGAACATCACCGGGCGGAGGTCATGCATCACGGCGCACCTCCGGCGCTTTCCGGCGCATCTTGGCCAGCAGCAGTTCCCGCGCCTGGGCGCCACTGAGCCCATCCAGTCCCTGGGCTTGCATCCGGTGGAGCAGTTGCTGCTCGGCAAGCTCATCGGCGCGCTGCAGCTCCGACTTCTGGCTGTCGAGGCCAATCGCCTTGGCGACCTTTCCGTCCAGCGGCTCACCAGCCTCGAGGCGTCGGACCACTACGGCATAGTTATGCTCGAACTCAGCGCGAAGTCGCTTGTCGCCGTACTGGGCCCGACGAAGCTCGAACAGGCCTGTGAGTTCGGCAGCCACCTTCACGACCTTGTGGCTGTAGCGCTGCTCCAAGGCTTCGTACCAGGCGCCCTCGGCGCTCGGCAAACCGTCGATCTTGCGGCACAGCCGCAGGAACTCCTTGAGGCTCGGAGGAAAGTCCTGATCCAGCACCATCCGCTGGAGGCCTCGGTCGACCTGCATGTCGCTCAGGTGCTTGATACCGGTCAGCCAGACTCGCTTGGCGAGCGTCTCCGCACGACGTTCCCCGTAGTGCTTCTCGTACCAAGCCGGATAGCTGGTTTTGAGGGTAGCGAACACGCGTTTCACCGCCCTGCGCGCCTGGGCGTCAAGTTCGACCAGATTCTCGATCTGCGGCTCACCAGTCGTCGTCGTGGAGGATGTCAACAGCGTTGCGCGAACGTCGTGCAGCGGGTCGCTGACGTGCTTGGGCGTTTCGTCCATCGGTTTGCTCATGGCGGTGCTCCGCATGCGGTGCTGTTGCCATCCGGTGGCGTTCCAGCAAGAGTTCATCGAGAAAATTTCGGTAGTACAGGGGGGAGTCAGGCGGGGCGCCGAGCTTGGCTTCGGCGATCTCCATTGCCGCGAGCATCTGCTCCGCGGTGACACCGCGCTCGACCCAAGAGGCGAACAGCGGCATGGTCCTGGCGGTCTGCACCGCGTGGATCTGGAATCCGCGCTCGCGGATGAAGAACTGGCACCACTGTCCCGCAGTGGCCGGATCGGCTGGGCATTCGCGCACGCACGCGTTAGGTACGGTACGGTTATTACCGGATACCGGAGGTGTGCCCACTTTTTCACTTTCACCCCCTCCCACATATCTGCCCTCTTTTTCCGGGAAAGCCGCGTAGTTACTGGGCTCCGACCCTTCCACATAACTGCCCGCTTCATCTGCCCACTTAGTGCCCACTTTTTTTCGGACGGATTGATCCCGTGAAGCCTTCGGTAACTCAAAAATCAGGCGCCTTTCGGCCAGATTGGGGCCTACCAGACCCACCTTCTGCAGCCAGACCAGCGCCCGCCGCAGTTCCTTTTCGGAGGGCTCCCCGCCCTTGATGCCCTGGTGCGGCTCGACGTAGAGCTCCTCGGCAATCGACTTCCAAGAGATCCCGCGCCGCTCTCCGACAACGCCTGTTGCGAAGTCCATGAACGGGCGCAGCGCGAACACGTAGATCTCGCGGGCAAGCATGGGTAGGCCGCGGAGCGCCTCCCGCTCCTCGTCGTTGATCTGGAAGGACGGCACGGCTACCCCTGAACAAGGCGCGGCCGGCGCATCTGGTCGATCATCCGCAGCGCCTCATCGGTCGCCGCCCTGGATTCGGAGAGCTCTCGGTGGGCCTCCTGCAGTTCCTGGTCATCGGCGCCGTCGACGAGGTTGGCAACAGCCTGCTGCGCCTCACCGTTCTCCTTGATGAGCGTCCGGAGCATGCAGAGCACCTCCGGCCGCTGGCCTGCATCGCCGCCAATCAGACGTACCGATACGCCCAGCGGCGTCAGGATGTCGCCCAGGGCCTGGACCTTCAGGTCAGTCGGCAGCGCGGCGAGGATGCTGGGTACGAAGTTCGCCGGCACCAGGTTGGTGTCCTTGGTTCCGTCGTCCAGCCAGCGGAACACGCGGTCGGCGTTGACCTTCATCCGCTCGGTTGTATCGCGCGTTGGCGGGTCGAAGACGATGCCGGTGACCAGCGCTCCCTGGATGCGCTCGTGCGCCTCCACGATGTGCTGGACGACGGTCTCGCGGCTCCACCCCTCTCGGCGGCGCCATTGGTTCACCACGCCGAGCAGCGTGGAAATCAGGGTGTGCGACTCATTCCGCATGCACTGCGTCTCCCACACGGTTAGGATCATTTCGCCATGACGCACGGATGACCGCGCTATCCCTGGCTCTCTTTACAGCGCGATGGCCGAGGAGGCTGAAAACTTGAAAATCGATCGCACGACTCAGAAAGCCGTTCTGGACCGCTTGGCGGACGCGTATCCCAATCCAGTACATACCGATGGGCTCTCCGATCTCTTCGACGACACCGAGATGCTCACCGCCTGCTGCGCCTACCTGCACGAGCACGGCCTGATCCGGGCGAAGATCACTGACTTCATGAGCGAGGGGCGCGAGCTGCTGTACGCAGAGATCAGCGCCAAGGGAATCGACTTTCTGGCAGATGACGGCGGCCTGAGCGCAATCCTGGGGCCGGTGACGATCAAGTTTCATGAGGACTCTCTCCGCCAGATGATCGAGCTACGTCTCGCCAATGCGAGTGATCAGCAGGTGACGCCGGAGGAGAAAACCCAGCTTGTTCAAGCGCTTCGAGGACTGCCCGCCGATTCCATAAAACACCTGACAACGCGACTACTGGACCTGGGCATGGACAATCTGCCTCGAGCAGTCGAGATAGTTCGTACGTTCCTGTCGTGACGCCCCCCACCTCCTCCGTTGAGCCCAGCGTGAAATGGAGGAACCCGATCCGAGGTCCATGGCTGGTGTGCAGCGGCGTGTAGAACTGGACGGGTAGATCGTGGGCGGTGACGCGGAGGAACAGCTCAGTGCTGTCCGGCTCGCAGCGATTGGCGAGCAGCACCAGGCCAAGCTGGGACTGCGTGAAGGTAAGGCCGCCTACCACCCCGCCGAAGCTAGAGCTCGATTGCTCGGGAGTTAACTTGCTCGTCGACATGGTCAGGACGCCATTTGGACGGATACAGCAAGCGAGTCATGCTCTGGCTCAGGAAAAGCTTCAGCCAGCGTGCACTCAGCACCAAGGTCGTTCAGTGCCGCCACGATGCGTCGGCATTCACTGAGCCCAGGCTTACGGCGCCCTGTTTCGTAGTGGCCGATCGCGGCCTGGGTCAGCCCAACTCGCTCGGCAAGCTGGGTCTGGGTCACACCCGCCTGCTTGCGGATGGCTTTCAAGGCACTCATGGCTTCCTCCAAGGTGAAGTGTCCTTTTTTGAAAATACATTTCGTACTTATTTCTTGCAAGGATTAGTACATGACGTGCGTTGCACTTGCTAATACGGTCTGTAGCATTCCGCCCATGAATAACTGGATACAGATAGTCCGCAATGCCATGGCGCGGCAGGACATCACACAAGCGCAGCTCGCAGAGCAGATGGGGAAAACTCAGGGGGCCGTAGCGCACTGGCTAAACGGGCGGAGAGAGCCCAGCATTGCCGACATCAATCAAATGTTGACCTTGCTCAATCTGCCCCCTCTCACAATCCAGTTGCCTGATGATCGAGTGCAGAACGTGGCACCAGCAGATCAGCCGACCCGCATGTATCGATACCCGATAGTTAGTTGGGTCGCCGCAGGCGCTTGGCGCGAAGCGATAGAGCCGGCCGGCTTCGATACATTCGAACTCAGTGACTACAAGGGTAAGGGAAGCTCATTCTGGCTGGAGGTGAAGGGGGATTCGATGACGGCCCCGGCCGGCGAGAGCATTCCGGAAGGCATGCTGATTCTCGTCGACACCGGGCTCGAGCCGAGGCCTGGCGATCTGGTGGTTGCGAAGCTGGCCGACAGCAACGAGGCAACCTTCAAACAGTTCGTGTCCGACGCAGGCCAGAAGTACTTGAAACCCCTGAACCCCGCATATCGCATGCTATCCATCGACGACAACTGCGAGATGGTCGGCGTTGTCACCCGAGCTATCCGCAAGTTCAGGTGATCTACGGCTGGAATGGGCAGAAGTTCTGAGCCAGGCCGCTTGGCGCAGAACATTTTTTGATCAAACAGGGAGGTTCCATGCGAGCAATCGCTATTGCGGTACTGATGATTACTCTGTCCGGCTGTGCCAGCAACGGGACACCAATCGATCAGGCGGACGTGCGACAGATCGTTCAGGGGCAGACCACCTACGACCAGATGCTGGAGAGATTCGGCAATCCGCTTTCCCAATCCTTCGACTCCGATGGAAATCTTCAGGCTATCTGGTTCTACGTCTACGTCGGCCCCTTCGGGACCGGCATGGAGCAGCAGAACCTGACGGTACTCTTCGACAAGGACAACAAGGTCAAGCGGTACGTGATGACCAATGGTCAGCCGGGGAAAAACTGATGAATACTCGGCGGCTAATCGGCATTGGCCTGATCCTGATCTCCATCCTGCTGGCGATCACATTCCCCTTACCGAAAGCAGATCCTGATCTGGGGCGACCTATCACCGATTTCTGGTTCCTAGCGCCAGGTCTTGCGGGACTGATCTTCTTGATATGGCCAAACAAAAAACCTTAGGGAAAAGTGATCTGGCGGAGTGGGGATTTGCAGGTAGGCGCGTGTAGGATCGTGGGGGTGAGCGGAGTCAGTCGGTCGCCAATCACAACGAGCGAAAGGAATTGCGGCGATCAGCCGAAATAATGGGGAGTTCTGATAGAATGAAAGGCACGAAAAAGGTAACGGCCGCGACAGGTGCAAACATGAAATCGTATGCGATATGGAACAACAAAGGTGGGGTCGGAAAGACTTACCTGACGTTTGCTATCGCGTCAGAATATGCACGAATTCACCCTGAAAAGCGCGTCATCGTCGCTGACATGTGCCCGCAGGCCAACCTTTCGGAGATCATTCTTGGCGGTAACGGCAAAGGTGCCGCTGCGCTTGGAAAGCTCATTGCTCAGCGCAAAACCATCGGCGGGTATTTTGATGCCCGCACACGTAGCGCACATGCGATTACGGGTAGTGAGACGTCTTTTTTGGTGAAAGGGAAGGATCACAACGCCAACATGCCAGACAATCTTTACTGCCTGGCGGGTGACCCAAGTCTTGAGGTCCAGGCTCCTGTAATCAACCAATTGAGCGCCGTCAGCCTGCCGGCAGACTCTTGGAAGAATGTCCACCTCTGGCTCAAGGATCTGGTAACGGCCTGTGGCAATTACCTTGGTGAGCAAGAAACCACCTGCTTCATCGACTGCAATCCCAGCTTCGCGGCCTACACTGAGCTCGCGCTTCTGGCTGCCAACCAGATTATCGTCCCATGTTCGAGCGATGGCTCTTCCGCGCGAGCGATCGACAACCTTGGACAACTGGTCTACGGGATTGATGTTCAGGACGCCTACAAGGCCGTTAGCTTCTTTGACCGAAGTAATCAATTTGGCGCTCCGGTCCCTGTTATTCACTCCTTCGTCTTCAATCGCTCTACGCAATACGACAAAAAGGCGAGCAAGGCATTTTCAGCCATGTTCGACAATATCGAAGCGCGAGCGAGAAACCTGAAAGACAAGAAGCCAAGCGCTTTCCAGAGTGGTGAATTGCAGCGATTTGAAGTGCCTGACAACCATTCTGTTGCGATTGTTTCCTCGCACCTAGGTCTGCCTCTGTACGATGTGAAGCCAGGCAGCTACGAGGTCTACGACACGAAGCCTCAGGTCAATAACGAGCCAATCGAGCGTTACCAGCGAGCGATTTCTGATCTAGTCACCAGCCTCTGAATCATAAGCCCCGCAGATGCGGGGCTTTTCGTTCCTGCCCGACTTTGACAGATGCCCTCCGCGGCCCTGGGAAGGCAGCAGTCCAGCACAGCCCGCCCCTCGACTCCAGTGCGGCCTTTTCACATCAGCCGCGCATTTGATACATTGAGGCGTCCTTGAAGGCACAACACCGAAAGGACCAGGCCGCGCCGGAGCCTTCCCCGGCGCGGCCTTTTTGTTCCCCTCTGCCCTTTCCTCCCGGCTCAGTACTGAGCAGATGACCGCGCGGCCCCCTGCGCTTAACGCGCTACGGCGCCCTCATGGCCGCCCCAGGTGAGCGCAACCACTCCATCCTCCCTCGGCGACATCTCCAGCCCATCGTTTGAGCGCAGCTCTTCCAGCAGTCGCTCCCAATCTTCCTCCGCCTCATCCTCCCGTCTTCGGATCGTCCCCGCGCGCGCTACACCGGCGGCGAATTGATCATCTCCGATATGCGGCCCCCCAATTTCTCAACCGGAGCCATCGGTTTCGCGTCCTGCTTCTTCTGTTGTTTGGCCATCGAAAGAACCCTCCACGCTGTATATTCGTACAGTATTTTTATAGCAGAACTCTGTCAGCAACTGCCAGCATCGAAGCACAAGGAGTACTCGGAATGCTGTTCTCTCCATGGTCCGAAACCACCTATATCGCTGTCGTCGACCGAGTCCGGGCGCTGATTGAAAGCCCCCAGGCACAAGTCCAACAGTCCGTGCGGATCAAGCGCGCGAGCAACGAACCGGAATGGGCTTGGCTTCGACTGGAACGAGACCTCCGCAGTATCGACGGCGTAAATGTCGAGGCTCGGGATGACGGAAGCTTGTTCGTTTACTGGTACGTCGAGCTCCCTCGCTGATCTTTGACCATCAAGCCCGCCCTCAAGCGGGCTTTTCTTTCGAAGAAATAAGTACATTTTGTATTGACCATGATAAATACGTTGTGTATTTTTCTACACACGCCAGCAACACACCGCTGGCCAGGCCACCGAGCCGACCGCTCTTTAACAACCCGCGCCATGAACAGCTAGCCGCAACGCGGCGAGGCAGCCCCGGCCATCACCCGTGGGGCGACAGAAAGTCGGGTGAGCAACATCAACAGCAGAACGCATCGCCTCTGCGGCGACCGGCGATCAGATAGGTGCTGAGGCAACACCTACCAACGCGATGGCGACCTTTGCTCAGGGCGACCAGAGACGGCTGATCGAGGGCGAAATGCCCGAACCGTGTGAACGACCCGCACGCGATGCGCAGCGCCGCCCAGCGCTAACCGGGCAACAGCAACACCGATTTCCTCGATGCCCTTCTCGCGAGGGGCATCAGGGAAACCAACCTGAGGAATGCCAATGAAGCAGTTCGCGAAGCTGTTCGAGTTCGAAGACCTGGGCCAAGTGCTCGTGATGCTTGATCGCGGGGATGACGGCCCGGAGGTGCGCCTCTACTTCAAGCCCGACGGGCTTGGCGTCTGTTCAGTGGCGTGCAGCAACTTCCCCGGCGATGAAGACGAGCAGTGGGACTACGCCGAAAAGGGGTTCGCCACGGTGGACTCCGAAGGGGCTCACAAGATCGTCGCCGAGGCAATGGAAGTCGTCCCGGATCGCCTGGGCTAGCGGTCCAGGCGGCAGAAACGCCAACTACCACCCGAACGGAGTCACACCATGCTGATCCTGACCAGAAGACCCGGCGAAACCCTGCATATCGGCGACAACATCACCGTCACGGTCCTCGGCAGCCAAGGCGACCAGGTGCGCCTCGGCATCACCGCCCCGGACGACGTCGCCATTCACCGCTCCGAGATCTACCAGCAGATCGGCAACGTCCGTCCCGTGCCGCCGGCGGAACTGGTCGAGTCCTGGAATCGCACGCACCCGGCCCAGGTGGCCGTTGAGTACCGTCCGCTCCGCGACTCCATTCCCATCCGCACCAGAACGCTCACTCAAGCCAAGGTTTCCGCCTCCGGCATGGCGGTGATCTGGCTAGAAGGCCAGGCCACGCCGGTGCTGCTGCGCAACTGCACTGCTGTTTCCTGAGCCCGTTTCATCCCCCCCTTGCCCGGCTCCGGCCGGGCTTTTTTCAACCTCCATTCGAGAGCACCCACCACGGCGCCCCACCGGGCACGACTGCCGTGTGCCTGGGTGCTGCCGAATGCAGGTGAACCACGGAGAGCATCCCGATGTGGACATACCGCGAGCGCCGCAACCGCGCGGCTTTTAGCAACGCCCAGCACGCCTGGGACTTCGCCAGAGACCCGCTCTGGGACCAGCCGGAGCCAGATCCAGAGCACGAGGACGAAGAGCAGGAGGACGACGATGGCCTTCAGCAATGAACGCGCGGTTCGGATGATTGAGGAAGGCATCACGGCCATGCGCCGGTCCCACTTCCCGCGCCCCGAACAGAGCTTCCTCCACGGCCAGATCGAACTGGCCTACGCAGTGGACTTCATCGACACCCGCCTCTACGACGACATGCGCCGCCGGCTCGACGCCGCAGCGGATTCGCGCTGGGCAGAACTCAGGAGCACGAACACATGACCACCCGCCCCGTTCGCTCGATCATCGACGACCAACTCGACGATATCGAAGAGTTTGCCGGAAAGAGCATCCGCCAGGCCGTCGAGTTGGCCAACCGTCACGGCTACAACAACCCGTTCTTCGCCGACATATGCGGCGACCTCTGCGTTCTGCGCTTCCGGCGCAGCTCCCGCCTTCACGCGACAACCACCCTCACCCTGAAATGAGACCAGCCCCATGACTGCAGCTCTCGCATCGGTCGGCGCGCTCGACCGCACCAAGTACCTCGGCGGCAGCGATGTCGCCGGCATCCTCGGCATCAGCCCCTGGCGCACTCCGTTGGACGTGTACCTGGATAAGGTCCAGCCGCGCACCGGTCCCGTCGACCCGGCGAAGCAGAAGATTTTCACCCGTGGCCAGCGGATGGAGCCCTACGTCATCGACCTGCTGGCCGAAGAGACCGGCCTGAAGATCGTCGGCCGCGGTAACCGCTACCGCGACCAGCAGCACGACTTCATGGCCGCCGAGATCGACGCCGAGGCCGCCAGCGGCGAAAACATCGAGATCAAGACGGTCAGCCCGTTCAAGGCAAAGGACTGGGGTGAGGTTCAGACCGATGCCATTCCAGTCCACTACACCGCCCAGGCCATGCACGGCCTGATGGTCACCGGCCGCCAGGTCTGCATCTTCGGCGTGCTGATCGGCGGCGACGACTTCCGCGTGTACCGCGTCGAGCGGGACGACGAAACCATCGCGGCGATTCGCGAGAAGGAGGTCGAGTTCTGGGGACGCATCCAGCGCCTGGATCCGCCTGAAGCAACCGCTGTCAGCGACATCCTCCGGCTGTTCGAACGTGACGCCGGAACCAGCATCGAGGCCGATGGCAAGGTCGTGGAGGTGTTCAACCGCCTGCGCGAACTGAAAGCCAAGGCCAAGGGCCTGGAGTACGAGATCGAGTCCGCAGAGGAGCGCATCAAGCTCTTCATGCAGGACCACGCCCAACTCACGGTCAACGGCAAGTCGGTACTGACGTGGAAGTCCCAGACCACCAACCGCTTCGACCAATCCGCCTTCAAGGAAGCCCACCCCGCGCTGTTCGAGCAGTTCAAGAAGACCAGCGAATCCCGCGTTTTCCGCCTCAAGTAACCGGAGCCCAGCATGTCCGCAACCGCCCTGAAAGCCGCCGCGACCGGCAATGTCGCCAACAACGGTCAGCCGAAAACGCTGGCCCACCTGATGACTGACCCGAAGATCAAAGCCCAGATGGCCCTGGCGCTTCCGAAGCACATGACCGCCGACCGACTCGCGCGCATCGCGCTGACCGAGATCCGCAAAGTACCGGCCCTGGCGAAATGCAATCAGGAGAGTTTCCTCGGCGCCGTGATGCAATGCGCGCAGCTCGGCCTGGAACCGGGTAACGCTCTCGGCCATGCCTACCTGCTGCCGTTCGGCAACGGCAAGGCGAAAGATGGCCTGTCGAACGTCCAGTTGATCATCGGCTACCGCGGGATGATTGACCTTGCCCGGCGCTCCGGCCAGATCGTTTCGCTCACCGCGCGCACCGCGCACCAGAACGACCAGTTCAGCTATCGCTACGGCCTCGACGAAGACGTCCAGCACGTTCCGGGAGAAGGTGAACGCGGCGTCATGACCCACGTCTACGCGGTCGCCAAGCTGAAGGACGGCGGCGTGCAATTCGAGGTCATGAGCAAGGCCGACGTCGACAAAGTACGCGCCACCAGCAAGGCATCCGGAAACGGGCCTTGGGTCACCCACTACGAAGAGATGGCCAAGAAGACCGTCATCCGCCGGCTGTTCAAGTACCTGCCGGTCAGCATCGAGCTGCAGACCGCAGTCACCCTGGACGAACGCGCCGACGCCGGATTGGACCAGGACAACGCGTCCATCCTCACCGGCGAATACAGCGTTGTTGACGACCATTCTCAGGACCAGGTCCCGGACGGCGTGAACACCGAGACGGGCGAAATCACCGAACCCGCCCCGGGCCAGCAGCCGGACACCGGCACCGACGAGCTCAATCTGGAGTAATCGGCCATGCGCATCACGAAACTCGAAATCACCAACTTCCAAGGGCTGCGTCATGCGGCCCTTGATGTTTCTGCGCCGGTGCTCCTGGTGGCCGGCCACAACGGCGCCGGTAAAAGCAGCCTGCTTGATGGCGTGGCTATGGCCTTCAGTGGCCAGCCGCGCCGCGTCTCGCTGAAGAAGGAGATGGATAAGCTGATCACCGAGGGCGCCAAGAAGGGCGAGGCCCGCGTCGAGTGGCTGGTCGAGGCCGGCGAGGCTCAGGCCTGCGGGGTCGCGCTGCCCAGCGGCAAAGGCTCCCCGCTCGCCGACTCGCCGTTCCTGCCGTTCGTGCTCGACGCCAGCCGCTTCGCCGCTCTGGAGGCCAAAGATCGCCGCCGGGTGCTGTTCGACCTAACCGGCGCCAGCGCCAGCCCGGCCGAGGTCGGCAAGAGGCTGGAAGCCAAAGGCCTGGATCCGGCGCTGTTCGAGAAGGTGAAGCCCCTGCTCCGTTCCGGGTTTCCGGCCGCCGTCGAGCAGGCCAAGTCCTACGCCAGCGAGGCGCGCGGCGCCTGGAAGGCAATCACCGGCGAGAACTACGGCAGCGACAAGGCGAACGGGTGGGAGCCGGAGGCGCCGCCGGCCATCGTCAGCGAGGAGGAACTGGAATCGGCGCGCGCGGAACTGCAAGCCACAGCGCAGGATCTGGATGAAGCCCAGCAGGCCCTCGGCTCCAGCAAGCGCGCCCACGCCGACGCCCAGTCTCGCGCCAGCCGCATCACCGCTCTCCGCGAGACCGCAGCGCTGGCCGACCGCCGGCGCAACAAGCTGGCCACCGACGAGGCCAATCAGGACGAATGGTCAGAGAAGGTGATGGCAGCCGAGGCCGCCGCCAGCGGCGAGCCCGCCCACCAGCCGCTGACCTGCCCTCATTGCCAGGGCGCCGTGAACCTGCAGGCCGGCCAGTTGGTCGCGCACCAGCCACCGGCGAAGGTTGCCGATCCCGAGGCGGCGAAACGCCTGGAGGAGTACCGCGGGTATCTTGCCAGCGCTCAACGGGCCGTCGCCAACAGCCAGCGGGACCTGAAGGAGAGCGAAGACGCCGCCGCGCAGGCCGCCGCCCTGGAAGCCGAAACCGCCCAGGCGCCCAGTGCCGAGGCGATCGCCAACGGCGAACAGGCGATCAACGAACTGCGCCAAGCGCGTGACCGGCAGCAGGCCAAGGTGCAGTCGCTGCAGGAAGCGTTCAACGCCGCCGCGCAGCGCCAGGACGTCATCAAGCAGGCCGCCGGCTTCCACGCCGAGGTCTGCGCATGGAGCGCCCTGGCCGATGCCCTTTCCCCCACGGGCATCCCGGCGGAGATCCTGGCCGATGCGATCGGACCGGTGAACGAGCTGCTGCAGCGCCTATCCGGCACCGCCGGCTGGTCGCCGGTACAGATCAGCGCCGACATCGATGTCACGTTCGGCGGTCGACTGTACGGCCTGCTGTCCGAGTCCGAACGCTGGCGGTGCGACGCGACGCTGGCCCTGACCATCGCGACGATCTCCGGCCTGCGCCTGGCGTTGCTGGATCGCCTCGACGTGTTGGACCTGCCGAGTCGTAGCCAGGCCCTGACACTGCTGCGCGCCGTGACCATGGACAAGGAAATCGACTCGGTGATCGTCGCCGGCACGCTCAAGGAACCGATGGCGAAGACGCCGGCCTGGCTACAAGCGGTCTGGATCGACGCCGGGCAACTCGTCGACCAGCAGCAACAGGCTGCGGCCTGACCCTCGATACAGCGCCCCACCCGGGGCGCTTTCTCTTCCAGCACGCACCGGACGCCGCCCTGTGGGCGATTCAACCATGCCTCGTGGGCCGCCCTGTCAGGCAGGGCGGCGTCCAGTGCCTGTTCACCGAGTACTGACGTACTTCTAGCGGGTCGCGTACAGCCTAACGACTCTGGGTGTTGAGAACCTCATAGTTACGATCTGCATGCGCCTTGGTTACCCAAGTGTTCTTTGTCGACCTGGCTTGAGCCTTGGATCCGCTCAAAGTTTGGACCACTCGTCCCACGGCCTTCGATGCAACAAGTGCAGCGCTTTCAACCTTTGTCGGAGAACCCCGATAGCCTGCGGCAGACCGAAAATGATTGAGGATGATGTCTTGCTGATAAGCAGGTGTTTGCTCTCCACCGATTGTTGATGCACCCACCGTCTCATACCGGTAATAGACCTTGGTGTCATCGAACACGATCTCGACGATTCTGAAGTCAGGCATCTCTCCTCCTTGATCCGGCCCCAATGCCGGGCCTTCCAAATCTAACTCCAACGACATCACTGCGCCATCACGCATAGCGCAGTGCGTCCTCACGTTCGCGAAAAGGAACCCGCCGCATGATCAAGCGCACTCTCTACCACTTCCACTTCTGCTGCGGCCTGGGCGGCGGTGCCGCCGGTTTCAACCGGGCGCGCCCGCGGGTCGGCAACGTCGAGGCCGAATGGGTCTGCCTCGGCGGGATCGACGTGGACCCGGCCGGATTGCGCGACTTCGAGCGCCTGGCCGGTGTCCCGGGCACCCTGCTGGACCTCTTCACACGCGACCAGTACGTGCGGTTCCACGGCAAGGAGCCGCCGGCAGGCTGGCGTGAGGCCACCCCCGAGGATGTGCGCCGCGCCGCCCAGGGCAAGCGCCCGGACGCGGTGTTCATCTCCAGCCCCTGCAAGGGCGCCTCTGGCCTCCTCTCCGAGAAGATGAGCCTGACCCCGAAGTACCAGGCGCTGAACGAGTTGACGCTGCGCTGCATCTGGCTCATGGGCGAAGCCTGGGCCGATGACCCTGTGCCGCTGATCGTTTTCGAGAACGTCCCGCGCCTGGCCAGCCGCGGCCGGCACCTGCTGGACCAGATCAACAGCCTGCTCGGCGGCTTCGGCTACGCCGTGGCGGAAACCACTCACGACTGCGGCGAACTCGGCGGCCTGGCGCAGAGCCGCAAGCGCTTCCTGCTTGTCGCGCGGCACGTCGAGAAAGTGCCGCCCTTCCTGTACGAGCCGGAGAAGAAGTCGCTCCGCGCCGTCGGCGACATCCTCGGCCGCATGCCGCTGCCGGGCGACATCGATGCTGCAGGCCCGATGCACCGCGTGCCGTCACTGCAGTGGAAGACCTGGGTGCGCCTCGCTCTGGTGCGCGCCGGCAGTGACTGGCGCAGCCTGAATGACCTGGCCGTCGAGGACGGCTACCTGCGCGATCTGATCATCGTGCCGGAGTACCACCGGGGCGTCCTGGGCGTGAATCACTGGGGCGATTCGTGTGGCGTTGTCGCCGGCGCGAGCCGCCCGATGAACGGGCGGTTCTCAGTCGCGGATCCTCGCGCGCCGGCAAACGCCCTGCAATACCAGCAGTACGGCGTGCGCCGCTGGACCGACACATCCGGCGCCATCATCGGCGTCAAGTCGCCCGGCCAGGGCACGTACTCCGTCGCCGATCCCCGCGGCCAGAGTTTCGGCAAGTACCCGGTCACCGACTGGGACGGTCCGTCCGGCACCGTGATCGCGGCCAGCACCACCGGTCAGGGCGCATTCGCCGTGGCCGACCCGCGCCCAGGCGGCGTCCGGCACAACAACGTGTTTCGCGTCGTCAGCATGGGGAGCCACGCCGGAACCGTCACCGGCGGGCACTCACCCAGCTCCGGCGGCCAGGCTGTTGCCGATCCCAGGTACCACAACTGGCACCCAGGGGCGAGCAGCCGCAAATTGCACGTCGGCGAGTGGGGAAGCGCTACCGGCACGGTCACCGGCTCCCAGCAGGTGGCCAGCGGCGCGCTGTCGATCGCTGATCCGCGCGTGCTCGATCGCACCAAGGGCGACGCCTACCTGACCGGCGGGCACTACGGCGTAGTTGGGTTCGACCAATCCGCCGGCGCGGTGTCGGCCAGTGCCCGGCACGACAATGGCAGGTGGAGCGTCGCCGACCCGCGCATGCCGGCGGCGAACGACCGGCTCACCTGCATCATCCAGTCGCTGGACGGCACCTGGCACCGGCCCTTCACCACCCTGGAGCTGGCCGCGCTGCAGAGCCTGGTGGACCCGGAAGAACAGTTGATCCTCGACGGCCTGAGCGACAGCGACTGGCGCGAGCGCATCGGCAACGCCGTACCGCCGGCCGCGGCCGAAGCCATCGCCGGCGTGATGGGCACCACCCTGCTGCTGGCCGAGCAGGGCGAAACCTTCATGCTCAGCAATACGCCGATCTGGGTGCGCCCGGTTGCGGTGGCGCTGAGCGTCGCGCAACAGGAGGCGCAACCGTGAACACCGAACAGTTCATTCGGGAGTCCGCCGCGCGCGGGCTTTCCCGGCGCGCAACGATGCAGGCCCTTGGCCTGGGCCGCTGGAAGTTCGACCTGATCATCGGAGCCATGGAGCCCATCGAGTGGGCCAAGAACGGCACGACGCTCGGCAACCGCCTGGCCTACGAAGCGTCGCGCGGCAGGTTCACGCCAGCGCAGGCCGCAGCGCTGGAGCGCGCGCACGAACGCTGGAGCGAGAGCCGACGCTTCACCGTCGACGGCGTGACCGGGACCATCGCCGAGCTGGTGGAGAACTTCCAGAGCCCGGTCCACGCAACGACCGTCCGCCGCCGCGTCGCCGCCGGCATGACCTTGCGAGACGCACTCACGACCCCGCGCCAGCAGCCCAAGCCCGGGCGCCGGCATCCCTGGATCCGCTCACAGAAGGAGCACACATTCTCCGACTGTTCAGCGCCAGAAGGCTCCGGCATGAATCGTTACTTTGAGAATTGATAAGCCAACCAGGTTGCCGGCCAGAGAATCCAAATTGCGGCGGCAAACACAGCAGAAGGCTTCCTGTTGCCAACGCTAACGAGTGCCCCCATGGCAACCATGCATACGATAAGAGCAAGCGGCATCAGCCAAAACAAATGCCAGACCTTAGTTGCGCTAAACGCGGTAACTCCGATCATGATCCACCAGTGAATCACTGCAGCAACTGTTGAAAGAAAGCGAGTTTCAGGCCTAAACAGCAGTCCAATCGTCCAACTGATAGCGAAAAACAGCACTACACCCCAAGCAACATAGGTCACTCCCACTCTCCTTGTCTGGCTAAACGTATGGCTGCCGGACGTTATCTCAATTTATTGCATTTCGCCATCAGGCGAGAGGTATTCCCTATGTCCGCAGAAAAGCCGCGGGAGCGGCCAATCCTGTTCAACGACCAGATGGTCCGCGCCATCCTGGAAGGTAGGAAGACGGTCACCCGCCGAGTGGTGACGCCGCAGCCCGACTTCCTCGGCTCAATGGTCGATCCCAATACGCCATTCAAGACGCTTGATGCCGGCCTGCACGCACGCATCACCTGCCCCTACGGCCAGCCCGGCGACCGGTTATGGGTGCGCGAGACGTGGACTGACGTGAACATGTGCGGCGCGCCGGCGCTGGCATATCGGGCGGACGAGGATATTCGCGATCTTATGGAAGAGCCGGGCTTTCTGGATGATCGCGGAGCCTTCAACTACGACGACCCGCGCGTCAAGCCATATCCATTCGCCTGCTGGTACGCCGAACTTGATCAGGCGCGCTGGCGGCCGAGCATCCATATGCCGCGTTGGGCCTCCCGCATCCTGCTGGAGCTCACCGCCGTTCGCGTAGAACGACTGCAGGACATCAGCGAGGAGCAGGCACGGGCCGAGGGATATCCCGCCGAGCGCGAATGCGAAACGGGCGGTAGTGGCTTGGATGCTTGGCTCTGGTTCCGCTCCCTTTGGGGAGAGATCAACGGCCCAGAGGCTTTCACCGCCAATCCCTGGGTCTGGGTCATCGAATTCAAGCGGGTGACACCATGAGCGACCTCTTCTATCTCCAGGACAGCCGCAGCAACGTCGGGAGCCGAGCAACGTTCTGGCGCGCCGGCGGCGGCTACACCACCAACCTCGACGAAGCCGAGACGTTCACCAGCGCCCATGCCGTTCGGCAGTACAAGTGCCGGGAAACCGATCTGCCCTGGCCGGTCGACTACGTGCGCGCCCGGGTCGAGTACGGCGTCGATCACCAGGACCTGGAACTGTCCCGGACGCAGGCACTCGCCACCGCCCCAGCGGACGACCGCATCTACGTCGCCTACGACAGGGACTGGGACGGCAACTGCCTGGTCTGGGTACCCGATGCCGCCGGCCGGACATCCAACCTGGCCGCCGCACGGACCTGGCCGCTCGACCACGCCGGCATACTCACCGCGCGCGGGCTAGCGCCCTGGCCGAAGTCCTACATCGACCAGCATGCCAGGCCTGTTGCGGTGGCGGCCTCCCTCAACCACAAGCAGGCCCTCCGGCTCTTCGGCCTGAAGCTACCCAAGCCGGAGCACCAGGGCCAGCGCCGCCTGAGCTACAGCACCAGGCTGAATTGCAGCGGCTGCGGACGCTTCATCACAGAGCATCAGCGCTTCGACGACTGCCCCAACTGCGGGGCAAGGAATGCGCCATGACCAGATCCAATGCGCCGCTGGTGCAGAGCGAGGCCGAAAAAAACCCTCCGAGATGGCGGGGTTTTATCTAATGAGCCTCTCTATTATGCTGTTCAAACCTATGAATTATCTTATTTGCTAATTCTGAAGCATCCTCTTCGAGGAAAATTTCTTTCTCTACCGGAATCTTATTAAGGATACTAACTGCTTTCTCGAAGGCAAAGCTTAAAGAATTTTCTTGCGGCTTACTAATTATCAAATAAACCTTAAAAGATTCCTTCGTGCTTTTAATACTAGTCATTTGACCGAGCCACTTGTGAGCCTTGTCCTTCAAGTAGTCCCCATCAGAAAGATCAAATGACACTGGTTCAATACAATGCCATATCCCATTCTTCCACGCATGCTTAAACTCTAATTCATCATCTAGGACGGAAATCTTTTTTGAGACAAACTCTTCAGACGGAATAAATGGAGCAAGATGGCGTTCAAAATCTCGCCATATATCTAGCTCTGTACGACGTTCCTTACTCGCAGGTGCATCATACTTTGAGATTAAACGACTATATAAGTGCTCTAGTTCATCTGGCAAGCTGCCAATCGCCAAGCCATGACCTAGCTCGCTCCACTGCAGGGAGCTGTCATCATCTGGCAAAACTTTCTTCAATAAAGTCCTAAGAGACTCATCACCAGAAAATTTTAGTTCGCACTGTAGCTTACTATTTAACTCATCAAATCGATCAACTATATGCCGCATCATCTTCCTAAATCCTTCCCTATGAAAGTCAGGAAAAACAGAAGATATTCTAGAAATTGTACTCCTGCACTTTGCTGAAATAAACTCCTCTTCAGCAGAGTACATAGCTACTCCTACGTTTACAAACTCCCCAGTTGTTCTATCGTGAACATACCTAAGAACAGAGTAATCGTAGTTTGTCAGTTTCATGCTAAAACCCTCTGAAGCTCAGAGAACGCATCATCCGCGTTTTGCCGTAAGTCCTTAATATATTGGACCGTGTTCTGCGCTGCTTGGTTCCCAAGTTTCCAGTCATCAGGTAATGCAGCCACATACTCATCCAGACGAGCATCCGTTATGGCCTTTAGGCATTCCCCGAGTCGTGTGAAATCCAATTTTTGTGCTCGAATCTGGTGCCAAAAAATGTGCTTTTCTGGGTCAGCCAAGCTTTCGCCGCCCCCCAACACCCAGGGACTCTTCCAAAACAAGATAGCGTCCATAAGAAAAGCCAAGTCATGATCGATCACGGCAAGATCCTCTCCGCGGACAAGGCAATTAGGGTTTCGGGGGTGCCTGTCACCATTTGCTACGAAGGTGTCGAAGGCGAAAATGTCCGCAGCTCTCTGCAGCATCGGTCCCTTCACAGGCAATGCTGGAGCAACGATCATATAGCCAGCCGGCAAGGCCGCCGAGCCGAACGCGTAACGACTGCTCGTGGCCATCATATGGTCAACCTCAGGAAAGGAAGCCCCTGCGCTGAACCTAGGGGGGACTTCGACCAAAATCGGTTCAGGCACATGCAGGCCAAGATCAGCCGCAAAAAAAGCTGCTAGCGCTTCGCGAATCAGACCCGTAGGGCCACTCTCACAAGCAGTGAACTTAGCGATCACATCAATGCGCACCCCTGCGAGATCCGCGCACTCCAGTAAACACGCCTTGTTCCTGCCGTTCCTAGCTGGCCGATCGAAGCGTACCGCGTAGGCCGTCCTAAACATGCGCCTTCCCTGATGCCATTTTGACTTGAAAAACTCGCGCGATTCTACACGCATCTCAAGCCTTCAGCATCAATATGGCATCAATGCTTAGGCTTTGCCATGCCCACCACTGCGTCAGCAGCGCGGCCGCCCTAGGTAACTGGCACGCCAGCCTTCTCGGCGCCGACACCAACATGCGGCCGGGGCTACCCACGGAATCGCTGCCGATCAGCGCAGGAGGCTCCGACCATGCGTAGAGCGCTGACCGCCCTCGGCATCATCGCCGCCCTCGGCCTGGCCGTGGTGGGGCTGGTGGAGATATTCCCGATCCTCCGCACGCTGGCGGCCTGGCAGACGGGGTGCTTCGGATGAAGCAGAAACCAGGCATCGCACTTCCCCAGCGGAGGCCCACCGGATCAGGGGCACATGCCCGCCAAGGCTGGTCCCGTCACCGGTGAGCCGGTGCATCCTACCTGAAATCATCCATGCCCGCGGCCCAACGGAAAGGGTCGCGGAACAGCCCGGCCGGAGAGCTGGGATAGGTAACGCCCAATGAACACCCTGTTTCTGTTGATGGCTCAGTACGATGGCGCCGCCATCATTCCCCTCGAACGCGTCTGCGCCGACTACTTCAGCCACCTGACCCCCGAGAAAATGAAGATGAAGGTAGCGGCCGGCGAAATCGACTTGCCGCTGGTACGCATGGAGAACAGCCAGAAGTCTGCGCGTGGCGTACACCTGACGGACCTGGCGAACTACCTTGACGAACGGCACAGAACGGCGAAGGAGGAGCACGAAAAGCTCATGGGGCGCAGAACCCTGCGCCGTGCATCCTAACCCTCCCGCCTACCGGGCCTCGATCGTGGGGCCCTCTATTATCTGCTCCAACCACGGCCAGTCTTCGTACTTGTCGCCGTTCCCTCTCAGATGCGTGTATCGCCGCATCGAATTCCAGTCCCGGTGGCCCGAGACGCTGGCCACGCGCGGAATATCCCATCCGATCTCGAAAAGCCGACTGATGCCGTCATGGCGCAGGTCGTGAAAGTGGAGATCATCGATCTCCAAGAAGCTGCAAGCCCTGGTAAACGAAGCGCTGACCGACTTCGCGTTATAGGGGAACACGAACTCCTCGCGCCGGGGCATCGAATGCAAAATTCGCCATGCCTGATCTGGCAGGTGGCACCAGACATCATTCCCGTATTTCTGGCCCGGATTCTTCATGTCGGTGATCAGCACTGCCTGGCGTGCTTCGTCGATGGCGTCCCAGCGGATCCGGGTGATCTCTTCCTGGCGGCGCGTTGAGAAAATCGCAAAGCCGATCATCCGAACCATGTCGATCTGCTGCTTGCGACGCTCCCGCATTTCAACGAAGTAGGCAAGGATGGTGTCAAGCTCCTCCAAAGTTGGGCGCCTGTCCCGCTCGTTGCTCCTGGAAACGCCTCCCATCTTGCGCAGAACGCGCCTGGCGTCGGCCATGGCCACCGGATCCACCTCGTAGCCCCATGCTGGGCGCGCAACCGTCAAGACGGCACCGAGGTGAGAAAGATCGTTGCCTACAGTCTGCGGCTGCACGCCGCCCTTCTCGATGCGATCCATTGCGTACTCGACCAACACCTGGGAAGTCAGGTCCCGGTCGACCACATCCCCCAGCCATGTCGCAGCTATCGCCTGGAGCGTCGCCTCCTTGGTCCTGCCCAACGGTCGCAGTTTCCCGTACTCCTCAAGATACTGCTTGATCATTTCCCGTACAGTGACGCCCTTGCGATTGGCTCGCTCGATCGCGCCTGGCGCTGCCAACTCTGCCTCTCGGCGCTTCAGCCAGTTCTGGGCCGCCGCCTTCCGGTCGAATGTCTGGCTTTCCTGATAAACTGCCTTCCCCTGCCGCATGATGCGGATCTGAGCCGTAAAAGCTGCGGACCCATCCTTGCGCTTCCTTTGAGTAATCGTCCCCATTTGCTACACGCCCGTCTCGCGTTGCTACATTTAAGCAAAGGAGATTAAGCAATAGTGCTAAACGGTAGCAAATCGGAGTGAATCAGCAGCAACCGGAAACCCCATGAAACCCGCAGAAATACTCGCAAGCCCAGCAACTACGGTATCTAGGAGGTTTTCTGTCGCACCGATGATGGACTGGACCTGCAATACTCATAAAGCCCCATAAAACAAGGAGTATAACGATCCGGGTCTTCCTGATTTACCACCTTTTTACCCCCATATCCCTTTTCTACATACAGGCCAAGCAAGCACTGGTTTATTTCCTCATTTTCCGCAGCCACAAAATACGGGGATAGGCATAGTAATAATTATCATTCCCATAAAATTACACACGATCATCTCTCGATAGGCATGGCGACTGGCCATGAGGTAGCATGTGAGCATTCTTCGCAGGTAGATAGGATATCGACACTCATGTACATGAAGAGCACTGAAGAGATATTAGGAATTATTCAAGCATGCCAGCACATCAATAGTGAGCTTTTAGAAAGCGAAGAAGTGGAATTCAAAGAATTCTCAAGCACAGCATCATTACATGGTTCCAAAGAACTGGCAGAAGAAGTTTCAGCCCTCGCAAACAAGAAAGGCGGCGTTATAATAATTGGCATTAGAGACGGCGGAAACGTCCAGCATCAGCAGTGGGCTACACAACTCGTCGGATTTGAACTCTCAGACAACATAGAGATTGAACAACGAATAAAAGGCAAGATTCGCCCAAACCTGGACATCAGGGCTCAGTACATAGAATTTGACGGAAAAAACTATCTCACAGTACATGTCCCCCGACGCAGAGACACATTAGTTTCCACCACAAGTGGCAAGACATGTATTCGTGATGGCCGCTCTAGCAGGCCGATGGAACCCGAAGAAATTCGCTTGGCGGTATCAGGCTTGCTTAATTATGACTGGACTGCCGAAACAATAGATCACTTACAGGCCACCTCACTCGACTTAACCGCAGTTGAAGATGCCTATGACGACTACTGCTTAAGGAAAAAATATCCTATAGACCAACGCCCCACTACTACCAGTTTCCTAGAAGCAATCGGTGCCACAACAAATGGAGTCGTAACCAAATCCGGACTCCTATTCCTCGGTAAATCTAATGAAATTTCTAAGTGGCTTGGCACCTATGAATACCGCTTCACTTGGCGAGAAACCAATGGAGAGATACGCCACAACGTGGTTTGGGACGATAATCTTTGGAAGACCATACAGCGCACAAAAAGCTTATTTGACAGCTGCAACACGGAAATCTCACTGGAGTACGCAGGAAAAACCCATCCGTGCAAACTTTTAGACAATATAGCATTTCATGAATGCTTTATGAATGCCTTGGTTCATCGCGACTACTCAATTGAGGGAATGGTGGTTGTTGACTATAACTTTGAAAGAATGATGGTTACTAATCCAGGCGTATTCTATGGAGGCGTGACAGCAGAAAACATCACTTCTCATCAACCTCGCCATAGAAATAAAGCCCTAGCCAAACTTCTAATGAACTTTCAACTAGTAGACCGAGCTGGCATGGGTGTAAAGAGAATGCATTTTGGCTCCCTGGCGTACGGGAGAGAGTTCCCCAAGTTCAGGGAGATATTCGATACTGTAGAGGTTTCCTTATCTGCAAAAGCTATTATTCCTGAGATATTTGTAAAAGTGCAAGCCGCACTCGAAAAATTCAGCGTAGCCGACTTAGTTATTTTTAACAGCTTATATAGGATCGGCTATATGGACGTGATAGAACTTGCCAAACGTATTCCTACATACGATGGAAATGCATGGAACACAATAAAAGAATCGGTGAAAAATCATAGTGAATTAGAACTATGCGGCACAAACAAGGGAATTTTCGTCAGATTCAAACCAGCATGGGCCAGCTATTTCAAAGCACAAAATCCTCTAAAAATAAGTCAAACCTCAGCTAAGCATGTGAAATTATTCGACTATCTACAAGAGTTTGGCGAGGCCTCAAACGAGAATATCACCCACTTACTGGAGCACAAAAATACTCCACATACGAGCGCATTCTTGAGAAAAGCTTCCTACGCAACTCGGACTGGAAATGGGCCAAGTGCTAAGTGGTCACTGACAAAGAGAATCTGATGTCTGCCTGTAGCTTACCGGAACTGTCGCACCTTTGCCGTTAGTGAAGCGTTGCGAATTAACCATAGGCCGATTGTGCTGCATTACTAATCAGAAAATGCCTGGAAGCCAAGCTAGATAAGGGCTTGGTTTCTTTTTCTACCCTGCGTCGCAATGGCTCAAATGGCATTGAATAGAATAGGCAGGCGAACGAGTTGCCCCATTTTTGCCCCGCCGGCCTCTCTCGCCGCCTATCAGTCGCGCCGACGAAAGAGCGGACCACTAGTTTTCTATACCAACCCTATCTATAAACCTTCATGCCGATATTATTTTTATATAAAATCCGAAACTCAACCAAAACAGCCTCAAAGCCAAACTACTGGAGCTACCAAGACATGACCTTTAGTGGCTTTTGATAGGAAGATGTTCACCACAATAGCCAATGACGATTTTTCGCTTCTCGGGGAACCAAGCAAAATGGACGCGAATTGTTTTCCTTGTATCATCAGCCTTCCCGATCTTCAAATGACGAGGCATGTAAACCTCTTCACCATTAACGACGAATAGCCGCCGTTGCTTCAGTGCCGAGTTATTCATTACCGTTTCAGATTCATTGGCAGCATACTCGGAGTTTGTAAACACCTCCATTGCTTTACTATCGCCACCCTCAAGCATAGCATCAATATACGTAGTCATGAGCCTTCGCAGCATATCCAGCAATCGACGAGAGTGCGTAAAGTCACTTACTTCATCTGCACTTTCTAACGCCGTCTCGAGAATCTCGCACCGATCTGGAAAGATAGATTCTATCAGTTCTAAACACTCTCGCGGGGTGGGTTTATCGGAGCGACTGGCAAACTCTAGAACATCAAGAACATTAGACGCAACATCTCGAGCCCCTGCCATCTGACCATGAGCAATCTGTTTTGCCTTATACTTAAGAGATCGCACTTGACTTTCGAGATCATCCTTTATAGATTGAAGCTCTTCAATCTGGATCTCAGCTGTATACTTATCATTCTCTAGAGACTTTATTCGTTGGCTTTGCGACTCAATCTCCTCCCACACAAGAGCCAGTTCATCTTCAAGCTCCGAATTATTACTCGCACTAATGAGTTGCGCGCGCCTTTCAGCAAGACGGTGACGGAGCTTGAGATTATTTACAGATTCTAGTGTAAGTCGACCGCGCGACAGGGGGATATTTGTCTGATGGGTAACGAGCGATAGAAGATATGAAGTAAGCCCTCGATCCTGGGCGGCCTCAAAAAGCTCATCAGACCTAATCAATTTAGAACCAATAAATCCGTTGGACTTCCTAGTAGGTATGATGTTTAACGCCCCATCCCAAGCCGACCATTTCCTCCCTAGCTGCTCTTCCATATCATAACTATCAAAACTAGGCGAAACCTTTACTACTTGAGCCAGTCCGAAAAGCTGTTCCTGAAGTCTTTCAACATTAAAGTGATAAGCCCCAGATCTATCTGGACTAACCAGAATAATGGGGTAAGCCCTTTCCTCACTCTCAATTATATTTAGCAAAGCCCGATAGCTATCAACTGACTCGCCTACTTCCTTTACCGAGACCCCTGGCACACGATAGTCGAGAACAGAAGAAGAGCCCTTTAAATTATCGAGAACAAACTTGATTAAAGCTGGACGTGTTGCCAAAACTCTGGATTGCACCAATGTGCTTATATCATCGGTCTGCACCGAGCACGTGAGTTCGAATCTATTATATTCAGTGGCGAGCCCTATATCTATAACCCACTGCCGCCCACGTACGCTTTCATCGCTATGTTTCAACCGCCAAGCATACTTATACTCATCTACTTGACCGAACACTTCACACCTGAGCCAGCTATGCTCAGGTCCGGCGCCCTTGAATTCCCCATCCTTGCAGATGTCGGGAAGCATAAAACTTCCATTGAGCTTCTTCTTAAGCCATCCGTGGATAGCACGGAGAGCAACAATCTGTGCGTCCAAGCCGGTTGCTGAAAATCGATTTGCATAGACAAGCATTTTTTCCGTCCTCTGGATGATGGCCGAGGATGGCCTTTAGCCACCCACAGGTCAATCCTCTTTTTATTACAGCGAGCGCGAATCCCGGCAGAGCGGTCTTTGAAAATACTCAGACCAGAAAGCACAAGCCAAGCTAGGGAATCCAATTTGATCGAGTCAACGCTCTGGAACGTCAAGCCGCTGCTTGCCGACATTGAAGATAGTTCATGTGTCTGTAATCTACTCCTACTGGCATGCCCTGTTGGCAGCCAGCAGTTGGGCCTCATAACCGATCCGCTGCCGCCGCTCGGCCAGCAGCGCGCGCACCTTGGCCTGGAGGTCGTCGCCTTTCCGCAGCCCCGCCGTGGCCCACGCCGGCACTTCCACCGTCGGCACTCGGCACGGCACCGCAACGGGCACTTCTATGCGCGCCGTGCGCGGCTCAGGCTCGACCTGGCCGGCGCATCCCGCCAGCGCAACCACCACCAGCATCAGCACCACCCTCATAGACCCAACTCCTGATCGATCACCGCCTCGGCGGCCGCACACTCCTCGCCGGCGCTTCGCTGACTCAGCAGGCGATGGGCTGCTGCATAGTGCTCGGCAGCCTGCTGTCGTCCCTGCTCCAGCGCCTGGGCTGCCTCTCTGGCGCGCTGCTCGCCGGACAGGCGCAGCGCGGCGACCTGCCTGCCCTGCTCCACCACTGCGGATTCCAACTCTCCCCGGGCGGCACGGCAGGCGACCAGGTCTGCCAACGCGGCATCGACCTTCGGCCGGTAGTGCCGTGCGCCGAGCCAGACACCGCCGGCGGCGCCGAGGCCGACCAGCAGCAGGCAGGCCAGCGTGATCGAGATCACCCGCGCAGAAATCACGACAGCACCCTCTTCGCCCGCTCCCACAGCTCCAGCCGCTCCGCCTGACCGTTCGTGCCGCCGTTAATCCGGCGGGTGATGGCGGCGAACTCACCGCGGTCGGCCAGTTCGTTCAGGCCGTGCGTCGACCACCACCAGGCTGCGGACAGCGCCGCCCACTCCGGTTGCTCAAGCAGTTCCGGCTCCGCTTCCAGCGGCTGGCCCAGCCCGGCGCCGGCAGCGCGGTAGTTCGCCCGGCCGGTGATCTGCAGCAGCCCGCGCCCGCGGTACCGCCAGCCGTCGCCGGACGCCTCGGCTCCGTTGCCGTTGCGCGAGGCATAGGTGTTGTTCGCGATAGCCTGCGGATGCCGCGCAAGGTTCAGAGCCAGAGCGTTCGGGTTGCCGTCGGCACCGCGGTACCGGCTCGGCCAAGTCGCAGCCAGGCCACGGGCGCTGTAGTTGAGGTTCTCCACCAGCCGAGTCAACTGGCTGCTCTCGTGGCCGACCTGGGCGAGAAACGCGGCGACTCGCACGGGCGAAGTGATACCGAAGCGAGTCATCCCGCGGTTCAACGCACCAACAAAAACGCCGGCTTGCGGGCCGGCGTTCGGAAATATCTGCAGCAGCTGCTGCTCGGTAATCAGCATCGGTTCTCTCCAGTAACGTTAATGCTCTGCTATCGGTAGGCGTGAAGGGGGTCCGGTTTGCTATCGTTCGCCTGCCAGGTAGGAGGCGAACCACGATGAATAAACGGATGTTGCCCGGGCTGCGCGCCCATGTTGATCAGCTCTTGCGCGATGGCTGGTGGATCTCCGCACGCGATCCGCTCACCTTGAAACGCGGGTCCGACCGCCTGCAGTGCCTGGACGGCATGCTGGTCGGCTCGGCTCAGTCAAACCTCGATATCGAACTGGGGGAGCTGCGGCGCCGGCCCGGTCACCAGGCCATCGCTGATGAACGCCATCTGCCCGGCCGGCACCGCCGTGCCCCGGGCCGCGATCACGACGTTGTTTCGCAGGCGGACGCGGCAGGTGCCGGCGCCCTCGTCGACGTCGATCACCTCCCCTACCGTGCGCGCGCCGCCCGGTAAGAGCCCGATGAACCGACGCCAGGGGTTGACCGTCGCCATCAGGAGCCTCCCGGGTAGTGGCGCTCGATGCGCAAGGTCTGCCACACGCGGCTAGCCCCTACCCCCTCGGCCGAGATATCGGTGGCCAGGCAGAGCCCGCGCCAGGTCGCCTGTTCGTCCCTCACCTCGACCAGCATTCCAGGCTGCACCAGGCCCGGTACCCCATCATCCTTCTGGAACAGCGGGATGCGCCGCGTCTCGATCGCCTGGTTACCGCCCTTCGACAGCTCGCAGATTCCGCGCGAGCGCGCCACCTCGGTGCCGGTCATCCAGTCCTCCATGACGTCGGGCGCCGACTCCTCGCCGGCGGTACCGGCGCGCCGCACCTGCACGCTGACGCCGTAACTGGTACCGCTGACGTAGACGAAATTCCATGCCGGCTGGGGACTCCACTCGCTGCCCCACTCGGCGACGATGGCGGCCGGGATGATCCGGTCGGGAATCGCGGTGCCCCAGTACCAGGTCGCCTCACGATACCGCGGCAGGATCGTCACCGAGTCGTCCATCAGGCCCGGCCGCACGATGCCGCCGGCGACCTCGGCCAGCTTGACGATGACCTGCATTGGCGTCTGGTCCTGGTAGCTGAAGGCGCCGGCCGGCAGCGTCCAGTCCGGCGGCCCCATGTTCTCGACGTCCCAGGACACTGAAAAGCCGGTGTACTGCAACTGGTCGTCGACAACCTGACGTGCGTTCAGCGGCGCCGTGTTCACCGCGCTGCGCTTCGGCGCATAGGGCGCGTCCAGCAGTTGGGTGCGGCTCGCGCCACTGATGGTGTAGCGCTCGCTCGGATGCTTGCCGCTGCCGCTGTAACGCTCGACCAGAAACCGCCAGGTCCAGCCGTTGATCTCCAGTTCTACCGTCTTCGGCCCGTTGGCATCGGGCGCCGCCAGGTCCAGCGAGGTGCGACCGAACAGGTCAGCCGAGAACGACCAGGCGAACGAGTCGATATCCAGGCCGATGCGAATGCTGGTCGCATCCAGCGGCGTGCGACTCGGCAGCACCACCAGGGTGACCGTGTTTCCTATCATGTAGGTCTCCAGTATCTCGGGCTCGGCGGGTGGATCTATCGGTACCACCGGCCCCGGATAGTCGGGATAGACAATGCCCGTCGGCACCGGATCGGTCGGCCGCCCCCATGCCCAGGGAATCCGCCGCAACGCATCGAAGCGGGCCGGACTGCCGTAGCTGCTGCGCGCCCCGGCGTCCACCGGCCGGATACCACGGACCGGCGCCACGTAGCGGAAATCGAAGAACACGTCGGGCGTGTTCGCCGGGGTGTAGCGGGTCGGGCCGAAATTGAAGTCGAGCAGGCCGGTCGGGATGTAGAGACTGGCACGCCTCTCCGAGAGTGCATCACGGAAGCGGTCGAACTCGGCCGAGCGCCGCCAGCCGGGCGGACGGCCGGCGTCCTTGGGCGACGGGCGCGGGTTGTAGATCAGCGACAGGCGCCGATCACGCGGGCGCAGCGTCCGATCCCAGCCTAGCTCTCTCTCCACGTCCAGCACCCGGGTGCTGTCCCAAGCGCTGCGGGCTGCCGCGTTGCGCTGCTCGGCGTGCTCCCAGCCACTCCCCCAGCCCGCATCACGCACCGGTACACCGGACCAGCCACTGGCGCAACGCCGTGCCAGTGGTCGGCCAGAGCCCCACAGCCCGCCGCTACGCGCATCGGCAAGCACCAGGCGCTGCCAGCGCAGCGGGACGGCGCGCACGGAAAGCGGCGCCGCCCTCTGCCAGGGGGCGCCGAAACTCGCATTGATCATAGAGCCTCGACAGGAAAGGGCCCGTGGCTGAGCGGGCGGTAGTAACGCGTCGCCTGCAGACGGGCCGTGCCGACCTGGCGGCTGGGGTTATCGCCCTCGATCGGCCACCACTCCGGCTCAGCCACCGGCAGCACCCCGGCCTCGGTCACCTCGTAGAGCCAGCCAGAGAAGATCGTCGGACGCACGCGCTGGCCCAGACTGACGGCGAGACGCGGCTCGAACACCGCGCCCCAGTCATCCAGCCCCATCGCGTAAGTGGTCCCGCCGGCCGTCACCTCCAGGGCGATCTCGGCGCGCCCGGACTCGGCCGTCTGCCCTACGCCGGCTACCCGCCATTCGCCATCGAGCTTGCGCTCGATGACCACCACCTGGCGCGAGGCCTCGACGCTGTCGACCGTGACGACCGCTCGCACCTTCGCCGGGCCGGTCGGATCTCGACCGCCCGAGCCTTCGGTCAGGTCATAGGACAGCAGGCGCGTATCGGCATCGAGGACCGGCCAGCGAATGATCCCCAGGCGCGGGTCACCTTCGTCGGTGACCTGGATCACGAACTGTCCGCGCAGGCCCGATGCCTCGAAGCGCTGCACCGTCTCGCCCTCGTAGACCTGAAAGGTCGCCGTCATCGCGGTCGCGGTGACCACCGCCCCGCGATACAGCGTGGCGATCTTGCGCGCCGGAGTCTCCTCCCCTTCGCGGGTGACCTTCACGGCGAGGTTCTGGTAGATCGCCTGTCCGGCCCCCGACCAGGCGACTGCCACCGGCGGGCGAAGGGTCTTCGGCCCAATGCCGAACCGCTGCAGCCAGGTATCCGGCCTGACCTGTACCGGCGGCACCACCTGCAGCATCAGCGCGCTCATGCTGGCCACCACGCCGGATCCACAGACAGGAACCAGAGCCCCCAGCGGTCCATATGCACATGGTAGGTCTTGCCATCCATCTGGACTGCCTCCGCCACCGCCGTTGCGCCCAGGGACAACCCCAGCCGCTCCAGCAGATGTCCGTGGCGGTAATGGCCCAGGATCGGGTCGAAACACACACCCTTCAGGCGGCCGACGTAGTTCGCGCCATTCGTCACATAGGGCTGCTGCATCCGCCAATAGGGTGGATTCTCTCCCTCCGTCCGGTCGTAGTAGGTGCTCTGATACTGCATCTGGTCCATCAGCGCTCCCACGCTGGGACCGCCACCCTGGATGATCTCTCCCGAGCGCTGGTCACGCAGCGAACTGAAGCCACTCCCGAAGGACCAGTTTCGGCTGTACCCCGTTGTGTTCTGGTAACCCTGGGCACCGCCGACGGCAATAAACCCCTGAACGCCGGAGGCGCCGCTGAAGCTCTCGTACTGCCCGACGTAGAGGCCGAGCTGGTACGCCTCGCTCGTGTTTTCGTAACCGGTGGATTGGAGGACGCAGAAGATGAACGTCTCGGCGTCCGCACAGATCTGCCAGTACGTCGCATGGTTCCAGTACATGTACCCCAGGTAGATGACATGAGCGTCATTGCTGGTGGGATTGGTGTCCGCCGACCAGGTACGTGACCGCGTATTGACGCCTTTTGGGAGCGGAGTGCTGATATCCAGCATGCCCTCATGCACATAGACTGCGATGTAGTCGTTGACGCTGCCGCTACCGGTTAAGTGCCTGTAGAACGTCACCTGCACGCAATTGGACGCCGGGGCCAGGGTGATGGCGGTGTCGAACTCGCTTACGACGGTCCACCCTGCCGGTGGCTTGTTGCCGTAGCCATCGACCAGAGCCGCGCGCAGGTAGCTCTTGAACTTCTGGAACGGCGTCACCGCCGACGGGAAGAGCGCCGGCGGTGCGCCGGCGTCCCGATAGCTGTACTGTCGAGCGGTCATCAGTCCGCGTCTCCTCTGATCTGCAGGTGGAACTCATCGTCCTCGACGGTGCCCTTGCCACTCAGCACCGTCCGCACGATCCACATCGGCCCCAGGCACGAGTCGGTGTTGAAGCGCACCGCGTTGCCGGCCGCCCAGCCACTGCCCCAGCCTTCCTTGCGGATGGTGAAGTACGGCGTGTTCGTCTCCGGGTTGATCGGCGCCGTGTCGGTGGTGGTAGTGCCGTTGGCGATGACCCCCAGCTTCTCCTCCACCACGCTGAAACTGGTCGAGGAGTTGAACACCAGCGCCCACTTCGCATCGATCGCACCGCGGTTGGCGATCAGCGGCGGATAGGCGAGGCTGTTGTAGTTGGCGGTGGTCCCGTCGCCCTTGGGCTCGTCGGTCCAGTTCGGCGAGCCGATATCCCAGGTCCGCTGGGTGAACCAGTGGTGCAGCCGCGCCTGCAGGTCGCCCCAGCTCAGCGCACTGGACGCCAGCGTTTCGCCCGCCGGCAGATCCCAGGGCAGCGGCGAGGAGATTCCCAACTCGCCGTTCACCTGAACCTCGGTGCAGAGGGTCATGTGCTCGACCCGGTCGCGCACCACCAGCGGTAGGGTCAGCGGGTTGCCCTCGGCATCCTGCAGGACCAGCGGGTTGGCCCAGGTCACCCGGCCGCGCTCCAGATCGACGCTGTAGCCTGCCGAAGCCAGTTCCACCGCGTTGGCGTCCACCACCTTGATCTCGGCCTGCTGGTCGCGGCCGAGCTGCAGCACGCCGCCAGCTTGAGGACTCGGCACCGTGGTCTCGGCGGTATGGGCAACCACCATAACGTCACCCTCGCGGAACACTGGCACCCGCCCGTCCGCCGGCAGTCGCACCGGGTCCAGGCCCAGCAGGGTGGCGTCCAGCGGCAGCGAGGTGAAGACGACCGCGTTGTAGCGCAGCAGCAGCGGAATCACCGGGATATCGCTGGCCCCAGTGGTGTCCTCCAGATTGCTGGTGAAGCGCAGCCGGACGATGCCGGTCACGATATCGACGCTACCCTTGATCACCGCGCCATTGAGCTTACCGTTCGCGTCCGCCGTGGTGGTCACGATCTGCGCGGTATCCAGGCGAACCGCCGTCACCTGCAGGCTCGCAGAACGCAGCGGCGCCCCCGGCGTGCGGAAGGTCATGCTGGTGACGCTGAAGCCGGCGTTGGTGGTCAGGCAGGCCAGCAGCGTGACCGTCGGCGCTGCCCCCGAGCCATAGGTATTCAGCGTCGCGGTACGGCCGGCGTAGTCCACCGAGCCGACGGCGATGCCGGCGTTGGTGCTGCTGTTGATGTTCTTGTAGAGCACACCGGAGCGGTCGACGTAGACCTCGCCGGCCCAGGTGAACACCAGCGAGCCCGGCAGGATCGGCTCGGCCACACCAGGCAACAGGTCCAGGGTCACCGGAGCGACGGTCTGCGAATCGGTCTGCTCGCCGTACTCGACGCCGCGGCTCTGCGCGCGCACGCTCAGCGTGCCGCCGAACCCCTCCAGCAACGTGGTATCGGTGGCCACCAGGCGCAGCTTCTTCATGCCGAAGTTGTCGACCGTGTCGGTGTAGTAGGTGTACTCCTTGAACACGTAGTTGCCGGCCACCTTCAGGCTGAATTCGCCGGTCTCGTAGTTGATCGTCCCGGCGCGCCCGGCCCAGCCACCGGCGGCGTCGTCGGTCACCGAGTTGTCCACGGTGATCTCCGATTCGAAGATCGGCAGCGCCCCGGTGCCCATGTCAGCACCGAGGGTCGGTGCCGCCTGGCGACGCTTGGTGATCCACGATAGGCGCACGCTGCCCGCCTTGAGCGGTGCCCCGGGGAGAGTGCCGATGCACATGCCGGTGCTGTCGGAGGTCACCGCCAGCGGGCTGTCCGTCACGCTGCCCTGCTGGTAGGTATGCACGATCCCACTCCCGGCATCCGGGGTGGCGCTCAATTCCATGCTGACCTTGCCGTCGGCATAGTTGATCTGGCCGCTGCCACCGGTACCGCTGAGCGAGCCGTTGCCGCTATCGAGCACGGTGCGCTCTACCCCGCCGACCTTGAACGTCGCCTTGTAGGAGCCGGGCAACAGCCCCTGGTGCGGCAACGTCCGGTTGATCCGCGCGCGCGCCTGCACGCTGGTGCCGGTGCGCTGGGTCAGCGCCGCATCGTTCTGCCCGACGTAGGCGTAGATCAGCGAACTCCCCACGTCCGGCAGCGCGCTCAGGGTGATGGATACCGAGCCGGTCGCGAAGTCCACCGTGCCGGTGCCTTCCCCGGCCAATTCGCCGTTGCCCTGGTCGCGGATCTCCTGCCATTTGCCCAGGGCGAGGAACGAGACCACCAGGGTGCCCGGCTGGGGCGGCGCTTCGGACAGCGACAGGGTGTAGACGAAGCCGCGGTTGCCCAGTTCGATAGGGATCTCCCCGGTCACCGCTTCGCCCGTCGCCGCCGCGGCAGGCTGGTAGGTGGCGCTCGCTGTCCCGCTCCAGCCGCTGCCGGAGGCCGCCATCTCGATTGCGCCGCTCTCGTAGTCGACGGTACCGCTGGCAATCCAGTTCGAACCGCTGATGTAGCGCAGGCCTCCCTTGCGGTCGTCGGCGAACACACCGCCGCCGGCGCTCAGCGACAGCGAACCCGGCGCGCAGCCGGTGCCGAGGAACGTCCGCGACCTGCCGCTGCCTATGTTCGCGACATTCAGGTTGACCGTCCGCGCCGGCCCGGCCGCAGCGAACAGGCGCCGCTGGTAGCCGGCCAGTTGGTCGACCAGCGCGTTCTCCCGGGTGGTGCTGGGCACCAGCTGGGAATAGACCGACTTGACCCGCAGGCTCAGGGCGCCGCGGCTGACAGCCTCGGCCAGGGGGCTGATGCCGTAGTACCGCGCGGCATCGGCGACCTGGGTGCTGAGCACCTGGCTTTTCGGGCTGGTGGTACCGCCTGGAGTCACCTGGCCGCCGGGGAAGGTCGCGCCCAGTGGCGCGCTGATCGACAGGTCCAGCCGGCGCCGGGTGAAGTTCACGAAGTTGCCGTTGCCGTAGTCGTGGGCGAACTGTTCGAGCCGCGCCTCGACGTCGGTGATGCGGACATACTGCGAGCGCGACTCGAACACCAACTGATAGACCTCGCCAATCTCGGGTAGCCGCTGTTCTTCGCGCTGCACGCAAGCGATGGCGCGCTGGCCCTGCAACTGGTTGCCCAGCAGTTCGAACGAGGCGGACACGGCCGGCACCACGAAGGACTCGATGGCGTTGCGCGCGTCGCGGCGCTCGTCGGTCTGGCTACCGGTGTTGAACAGCAGCACCGAGACACGCGGATCGGCCGGCGCCCGCGTGACGATGGCATGAGCGCCCAGGTACGGCTCGGCGCTGTTCGAGCTGATGCCGGCGAAGGCCTTGCGCAGGTTGATCCGGCCGATGGTCCGGTCCAGGCGCGAGATATCGGGAAACAGGTTGTTGATCTCGCGATCCACCACGGCCTGCCCGGTGGCACGGCCGCCGCCGTCGTCCTCATCGGTGAGGCGCTGGGATTTCAGCAGCTTTACATCATCGACGGTGATCGTCATGGAACACTCCAGCCAGAAAAGAAAACCCCGCCGAGGCGGGGTGTGGGATCAAGGGTCGGGGGTGGGCGGTGCCGAGGGCGGCGCTACGGTGAGCAGTCGCAACGTCACCAGGTAGTCGGCGTCCGGACCGGGGTTGACCTCGCGGAACAGCGGTTCGGCTTCCAGCGGCGTCCCTTCGGCGCGGTTGAAGATCACCGAGAATTCGCGGCCGTCTGGTAGCACCAGCGGCATGACCCGCAGGCGCTGGTCGCGCAGCACCTCCAGTTGGCGCACGACCCACAGCGGTGTCCATACCCCTCCCCCGGAGCGCAGTGTGATCGGGCGGCCATGCAGCTTGGTGCCTTCCTGCACCAGCAGCGCGCCGGTCAGGGAGCGTTCCTGCTCTTGTGCCACCGCATCCCAGGTGAACTCGTCCACCCATTCGAACTGGTCGCCCAGTTCCACCGCATCGAGCCTCATCGGCCGGTCCTCATGCTGGCCTGCTCGAGCACGCCGAGCAGGTTGGTTTCGTCCTGTTCGCTGGCCACCGCCACGTCAACGGCTCCCCGCGCCGTCTCGAAACGAACGACCCGGGGCGGAGGACTCGAAGCCGGCGGCGAGGCAGGCGGCGCCGCCGCGGCCTTGGCGGCGTTCTGCTCGTCCACCCGCTTCTGCTGCTCCTCCCGCTGCCGCTTGGCGTCCGTCTCGGCCTGGATCTGCTGCAGGGTGGCCAGCGCCGTCATCAGGTTCTGTACCGCGTTCATGTCGCCGCTGCCCTGGGCCTCGGCCAGTTGCTGCTGCAACTCAGCCTTACGGCTGTTGAACCGGCTGCGATCCACGGCCTCCTGCTCGCCACGCAGCCCCGCCAGTTCCTCGCGCAGGCTGACCAGCGTCGACTTCGAGCCTTCCTTGAGCTGCTGGATCTTCTGATTGGCCGCCTCGATTGCGCTCTCCAGTTGCCGCATGTCCGAATCGTTCAGCAGGCTGAGGCCATTTCGAGCGCCCTTGGCCGCCGACACGAAGTCGCCCAGCTTCATGGTCCCGCGCTCGTAGTCGTCCATCAGGCTCTGCAGGCTGCGCTTCTGCTCCAGGTACGCAGCCTGGATCTCCAGGCTGGCCCGCTGGGTATCCATCGCCCAGCGCCCGAAACCGCTCATGCCCACGCCCGACTCGGCCTTGATCCGGGCCAGTTGCTCACTGACCTTGGCCAGGGAGCGCGAAGTGGCGTCCAGGCTGCTGGTGTCGATGCTGAGATCGACGGTGGAGATCCCACGCATCGCATCGAAGGCGTTCAGCGCTTCCTGGCTCAACTGCGCGACGCCCTGCCGCGCGGTGCTCAACACCCCACCGAAGAACCCTTCGAAGGCGCCCATGTCGTCCTTCGTCGACGCTACTCCCTTGCGGGTTGCCTCCATCGATTCGCCGATGGCCTTGCGCTGGTCCGAGAGCGATTTGGCCGCCTTGTCCGAGGACTCCGCGACCGCCTGCATACCCTTGGCGCCCTCCTCGCCGGCCGCCTTCAGTTCCTTGACCTTGGCGGACAGCTTGGTCTGTTCCTGGTTGAACTCCCGCGCACTGATCGTGCCGTCGTTGTACAACCGGCCCAGCGCCGTCCGGATGTTCTGGATATCGACCGTGGTCTTCGCGCTGCTGATCGCGTCCTGGACCTGCTTCAGGTTCTCCAGGCCGGTACTGAGGTCAGACACCCCCAGGGCGGCGCCGCTGGCGGTCGACTTCAGTTCGGTCAGCTTCGCGTTGAGGACACCGGCGCCGTTCGCATACTCCTGCTGGCTCAGCGTGCCGGCCTGGTAGGCCTTGAGCATTTCCCCCTGCAGGGCGGTCAGTTGCTCGGTGGTCTTGGCCGCGCTGATCTGGTCCAGGGCATTCTGCAGGCTGGTCACCGCCTGCACCGACTCGGCGGCCGCGCTCTTCGCACCCGCCTTCAGGTCGGTGAAGGTGTCGGTGATCGCCTGGCTCTGCTGCTGTGCGGCGGAGGCGGTGGCCGTGGTGCTGGTGTCCCAGGCATCCGCGATATCCTGCGCGTCCTGCTGGATCTGCTGGCGAAAACCCTCGCTCATGCTGCTGAGCAGGTCGTGGACGCCGGCGACGGAACTGCGGATGCGCTCCCCACCCAGCGCCGCCGGGATCTTCTCCGCCACCTTCTCGATGCCGGCGACCATCAGCGACATGGTGCCGGTCCAGGCCAGGGCGATAGCGCTGATGCCCGAGGTGACACCGTTGAACAACGTCCGGAACGGCGCGATGAACAGTTGCACCCGCGAGGCCATGTCGTCCAGCTGGGTGCTGAAGCTGCTAAGCCAGGCCGAGGTCTTGTCGATCAGGGTGCCGAAATCGACGTCGGCCAGGCGCTTGATGAAGCGCTCGACCCATTCCGAGCCCTGGACGAAGGCATCCGACAGCCCCTTGGCCAGCGTGTCGAGGCGCCCGTCCTGGTCCATCTGCGCGATGGTATCGCCCAGTTCCTTCAGCTTGTTCTTGACGTGGTCCAGCGCGCCGGCGTTGGCAATGCGGTTGAGAAAGTCGGCCGCAGTGTCGCCGAGGTTGCTGACCAGACCGGTCAGGGTGCTCATGGCCTTGGCCGCGGCCCCTTCGGAGCTGCGCCCCATTTCGTCGACCAGCGCCTTGATAACGTCCCGGCCAAGCTTGCCCTTGCTCGCCAGATCCTGCAGCTGCGCGGCATTCTTGCCGGTGACCTTGGCCAGCATGTCCCACACCGGCACGCCACGCTCGACCAGTTGCAGGATCTCCTCGGTCTGCAGCTTCTGCTTCGCCCAGGCCTGGCCGACTGCCGTCGTGATGCCCTCCAGGCGCTCCATGCCGCCGCCCAGCTTCTCCGACTGGTCCTCGATCGCTTTCAGCGACCCATCCATCGGGTCCAGGCCGTAGGCCTTCAGCAGCGCGAAGGCGTCGGTGACGTCGCTCAACTGAAGCGGCGTGTCCTTGGCAAAGGTCTTGATCCAGGCGGTTGCCCGCTCACCTTCGGCAACCGAGCCCATCAGCGACGTGAGCCGGTTCTGCAGGTTCTCGAACTGGTCGCCGGTGGTCAGCATCGAGACGATGCCATCACGCACCAGGCCGACTCCACTGCGCACCAGGTTCAGCGCCGCCTGGATGCCGACGAAGGCCGCGGCGTAAGCGGCTGCCTGGCGAACGCCGGACGACATGGCCTCGCGCAGCGCCGTCACGCGCGAGGTGTGGCCAGCCGCCTCCCGCGCCGCTCGCATCTGCGCACGTTCCAGCTCGCGGATCTCGCGGCTGTTCTGCGCGATGCTCTCGCGGGTGTTGTCGACCACCGACGCCAGCCGCCGCTCCTCGTTGGCAAGCTGCCCGGTATCCACGCCCGCCGCCCGCGCCGCACGTTGCTGCTCGGCGTGCCGAGCGGTCAGTTGGTCAAGGGTCCGACGCAGACCCGCTGCGTCCCGCTCCGCGATCTGCAGGGACACGGCCAGGCCCCGGCTCCCGGGGTTGCGGTCCAACGCCTCGCGCAGGTCCGCAATGGTACGGTCCACCCGCTGCACCGACGTCTGCGTCTGCGCAATGGCGCGCTCAGTAGTTCCGAGCGCAGTCACCAGGCCCCGGGCGCCCTTCGCATCGTCCAACTGCCGGTTCAGGTTCGCCGCCGTGGCGCGCAGCCCTTCCAGCGCCTCGGTCGACTGCTGGGCGGCGGGCGACAGTTCGTCCCGGCCGCGAAGAACGAACTGGATCAGGCGCTGCATTGGGCTCGCCATAAGAATCTCCGGACAATAAAAAACCCGCCATATGGCGGGTTAAGATCAGAACTGGCTATTACTAGCTAACTCTCTTGAGCCACAAAAAATTACGCCCCACTAAAAGTCTCTGAATGACACAACTTCGTCCCAACAGAGAAACCAAGAACTTACTTAAAAACCATTTAAAAGAGCCTCCAGCATGGAAATACTGGAGGCTCTATAAAGGCTAATTTTTTAGAAATCAGCCTTCGCGAACGAGAGTCGCTGCGGGATCCATTGCTGAGCCTGCGAACCGTTGAACTCGTAGAGCCAGATCGGGTTGCCGTCTTTAGTTACACGATTCTGGTTGTCGATACAGAGCCCCGGTTCGGGGACGCTCAAGATGTAGAGCGGTTTCGTCACCATATCGAAGCGTTGGCTCTTCGAACTCGAATTCACGACAGCCAGCGTCAGGATATTCTGTGGCGAAACCTTCCCACCCTGCGGGTCAATCGCCAACTGGCCGCCGCTTGAGTTCAGGGTGATCACCCCTGTGTCCTGATCGACATCCCAAAGGATGAAGCGATATGGCGTGCCTTGCGCTTTCCGCAGTACGACTTTGGCGCCGGACTGCTCATCGGAAACACCCAGCACATAATCCTTATCTTGTGCATATTGGAACAGATAAGTACCCATTTGCGATGCTCCTTGCATAGCGAATAGTTATTAGCCCTACACTCGACAGGCAGGACCACCGAGCCGTTTCCAGGCTCGCAGAACTAAACCTAGCCAAATATAAATAAGACACCCCTACCAGAAATATGGGGGTTAACACCAAATAACAGCAATACCTGGGCGCCCTATTTATATTCGCAATATTGGAGAGACTTTATATTACCTCTCTAAAAGTAACTTTTTATTTCCATTCTTATCCTGCCAGATCCATCTGGCAGAACTTGGAAATGTCGGTCGCGGTCACGCGCGAATCTGCGAGCAGTTCCGCCGGGCCGGTGAGCTTGGCGTATTCCTGGCCCAGCACCGCCAGCTCCTGCAGGAGGCCGAACTTGACGCGGCGAGGGCGCAGCGCGAACGGCTCGCCCGACTGCGCGTCGTTCAGGCCAGCGATGAACAGCTCCAGCTCCTTCTGCGAGCCGTTGAGCATATGCACCGCCCGGCTCGGGCGCGGCGTGTAGCTGACCTTGATGCCGGTTGCATCGATCTTGCCGCCGCTCAGCACCTGGATGCCGTGGGGTACCAGCAGGTAGTCCGTGCCCGGGGCCACCTCGACGTCCCCCGCGGTCTTCACCGTCACGGGCTTGGTCAGGTCCGGCAGGTACTTGAACGGGATCAACTCCAGCGCAACCCCCTGAGAGGTATGCGCCTCGTCGGTGATCGCGGCGGTAGGCGCCACCTGGATGGTGGAGCGCGTCACCAGGGCGACATTCTCGGCGGTCAGGTCGAACATTCCGATGGAGGACGTCACGTCGGTGACGCGCTCGCGGACGTTGCTGTTGCCGCCACCTCCCATGTAGTTGGGCAGCGTCTTGCGGTCGGTGGCGAAGCTGATGTTGAAGGTGTCGCAGTTGCCGAGCGGCAGGAACGGTTCCTGCGATCCGTACAGGCGGGCATGGATGATGCCCTCGCCGATGAACGAGCGGTCGATGGTCTGGAGCATGGGGCTCTCCTGATGGGTTCGGGTGGGTTACTTCTGGTCGCCGCCGGTCGGCTCGGCGGTAGCTGCCGGAATCGGCGCCTTGGCCTTGGCCTCGGTGGCGTAGCCCTTGCCCAGGGCATGGGCAGCTACGGCGGCGGTAACGCTGATGGCGCCCTTCGACGCCGGGTAGTGGGTCGCGTCGAGCCCCTCGCGGTAGTTGAACGGCCTGGTAACGATGATCTCGGGCATGGAGCCCTCCGGAAATGTAGAGGCCGCCCGGAGGCGGCCTGGTGGATGGGTTACAACTGCTGCGAGTAGCTGACCTGCAGAGGGATGGCTCGATAGGCCCAGCGCCGGCCGGGCTCGGGCAGGCGCACAGCGGATGCCGGAAAATCGACACGCACCAGGCCGGGCACCGTCAGCCCGGCCTTGTGGCCCTTGAGCACCCGCTTGATCGCCAGGCGCGCCTCGCGCAACGCCTGGGCGGCGTCCCTGCCGCGCGCCATCGGGACGATGTTCACGGTCCACTCCTCCACGACACTGCCCGGCGACCGGTCTCGTTCCACGGTGTCCCCTTCCTGCAGGATGATCAGCCGTTCGGGCTCGTCGCTGTCCTCGGCGTCGAGCACCCCGGCCACCCAGTCCTGACGGACGGTATCGCCGAACACCGGAACCGCGGCGAGCAGGTCCAGCAACTGGCCGATGACCGCGGTCTGTACATCGATCACATCGCTCATTCGGGCACCACGTAGAAAGTGATCCAGTCGCCGTCGTCGGCATGGATGCCGTCGATGCGCCAGACCTGGCCATCGGAATCGAGGAACGCCCCCTTGCGATCAAGGGGCTGCAAGAACGCCTTGCGGCACGCAATGGTGCGGTACCGATCCAGGGCGCCGGCCTCCATGCGCTCAACACCTTCCTCAACGATCACCGCAGCATTGCCGACCTGCCGGCCAGAGCGGTCCAGGTAGCCAAACTCACCATCGCCGAGGACGTCGGCGATGATCTCGTCCATGTCGGCGACCAGTTCAGAGAAACCCGCCACGGTCAGAGGGTCAGTTCGCGCACCGCCAACGGGCGGGTGCACAGGTGCAGCGGGTTCGATTGCGCTTCCCCAGCCACGCCTTTGTCGAAGGGCAGACGCTCAAGCTTGGCGTAGTACGGCAGGCCTTCGGTGTTGACGACCTCCATGTAGTCCGCCGGCGCAAAGGCGCTGATGAACAGGTCCGGAACCCCCTCCGGGACCAGTTGGGCACTGCCATCGTCCACGAACGACTCCCCGTCATGCTTGCCGCGATAGCGCTCCCAGACCACGCCGCCGAACTCGAACGACTGGCGACGGTCACCCCGCAGTTGCGCCGCCTGCAGGGTGTTCAGGTAAGTGCCGCGCACTTTGGGGTGATCGATGAGCTTGGCCCAGAAGTTCTTGCCACAGAACGCTCGCGATCCGGTGCTGGTGACGTTGCCCAGCGCGTCGTCCTGCTCGTCGAGCAGGTCGGCCAGAATGCCGCTCAGGTCACCCTCGGGGTTACCCAGTTCGAGCGATCGCGGCTTGGGCTTCCTCAGTCCGAAGGCCTGGTAGATATCCAGCAGCACCGTCGAACCGTCGGCATCGAGAATCTTGCCCTTGATGGCGCCGATGCGCTGATACTCGTGGGTCAGGTCCAACTGGCGGCGCGCTTTTTCCAGGCGCTTGGCCACGACCGCCTCGGCGGACTGCAGCTCGGTCCGGCTACCCACCGCACGGATGCCCTGGATTTCATCGGCCAGGATCTGGAACGTCTGCGGCAGGTGAACGGTGTTGAAGGGGACCAGTTGACGCTTGTCACCGGTCACGACCTGGCCTACGCCGCCGCGGGCTTTCGCCTCCACCAGTTGCAGCGTGGTGCCGTCCTTTTCGATCTGCACCACCAGCGAGGACACACCCTGTTCCTCGAACAGGCCCAGCGCGGCGAGTTGCCCCGGCACCGGGTGATCGGTGTTGATCACCGCCAGCAGCGCCTCCACCGAGAACGCCTCATCTTCGAAAATGCTGATTTCAGCCATGTGAATACTCCAGAAATGAAAAACCCCGCGCAGGCGGGGCTTGAGGTGGTTGAGGGACGGAGGAGGATCAGGTGCGAAGGATGAGGCCCAGCGCCTTGAGGTCGGCCTCACCGGCAGCATCCAGGCCGGTCAGCAGGCTGGCGATCACTTCGGCATCACGGACCACGGCCACCGCCTTGACGTCGGTATCCGTGGCATCCACTGGTCCGAACAGAATTCCGCCAGCCGCACGACGGCCGTCATCGGCACCGTCGTCGTCGTAGGGCGTCCACTCGCCGAGCCCTGCCAGCACCTGCAGGTTGAAGCGATCACCCACCACGAAGTCGGTGGCCCCGTCGGAAAGGGTGAAGCCGATTCCGCCGCCGGTGAACGCCTGGCCGACTTGACCAGTGCCCACCTGGCGTCCCTGCGGGTCGACCACCTCGAACTTGCCGCCATTGGCTCCGGCCTCGGTGATTTCCAGCACGTAGGTGCCGCTGATGGCGGCGCTGGTCACCACGGTGGCACCGACAGTGCCGTCACCGGTGTTCCCTGCCGCCGCGGTCGCGCTCAGCGCATTGGCGGCGGTGATGGGGGCGATCAAGGTACCCGCCACCAGCCGGCCGGAGCCGGCGGTGATGACGATGTTTTCGCGGCTGCGCGAGCCGTTGGCCTCCGACAGGAGGAACTCTCCGGCGTGAACGCCTTCGGTCTTGATGGTCATGCTTGCTTTCCTCCTTTCGAGGCATTGAGCCGGCGCTTCGCGTACACGTCGCTCGGCGCCGGGGGTTGGTAAGCCTTGTTCTGCGGCTGATCGTCCGTCGGTACGCGGTTGTCGATCTCCACCTGGGTGCTGCGCGCTACGATCTTGTCGTACAGCCGCAGGCGGGCGCCGTCGGCATCCAGGCCCTCCTCGATGAGCGCCTTGGCCTCATCGGGCATTTTCGCGACGAGGCATACCGACCGGACGGCCTTCGCCCGGTCCAAGGCCGCGCGCGCAGTCTCGCGATCTTTCAGGCCCGAGGCCTTGATCAGATACGCCGCGCAGTCGGCCAGACCGGCCTGGGCGCAGTCCGCCGTCAGCTCCGCAGCCAGTTCGGCCGACGTCGGGGCGGGGTCACCCGCCGGCTCCTGGCTGGCCAGCAGCCGGCGCGCCGCGTCAGGCGTGTTGCGATAGCGATTCAGCACCTTGCCCAGGCGTGCGTTCACGCCGATCGGCTCGGCCGCGCCGAGCACCTCGTCCACGAACCCCTTGTCCTTCGCCTCAGGCGCGGTGAGCCAGGTTTCGTCGTCGATCATCCGGCGCAGTTCGGCGTCGTCGACATTCAGCGGCCGATGCTGGTAGCTCGCCACGATGCCCTCGAACGCCTGGTCCATCATGTCGGCGACCTTGCGCAGGTCTTCGCTGTCGCCTGCCGCGAAGGTCCAGGGGTTGTGGATCATGAACAGCGCGTTGTCGGCCATTTCGACCCGGTGCGCGCCGCAGGCCGCGACACTGCCCGCGCTGAAGCAGGCCCCGTCGATCCGGGCGGTGCAGCGTTCGCCCAGAGCCCGGAGCGCGTTGTGGATGGCGATGCCGTCGAAGAGGTCGCCGCCGATGGTGTCGAAGTGAACCAGTACCGGAGAGGTGCCGTCGTCGACTGCTTTCAGGTCGCGGATGAAATCCGCGGAGGTGATGCCCCAAAAGCCGATTTCGCCGTAGATATAGATCTCGATGGAGGCGACCGAGCCGGTACCCTCAGCGCTCAGCGCCTTGACGCTGTACCAGTGCTCGGCCTGCAGATCCGGCGCGCCCTGCGCCTTGTTCTGGATGCGCGGATCGGCGAGCGTGCCAACGCCCAGCAACGCCCACAGGGCGGCCAGCGCCAGGGGCTGTTCATTGCGTTTCTTCATGGGTGTCCCCTTGGTCTCTCACCGGTTGCCCGGTGTCGGTGGTGTAGTGCAAGTTCAGGCTTTCAGCCCGGGCGTTGTCCTGGGCGTTCTCCCGGTCGATCACCTCGGCGTCGTATCCGGTGCGTAGCGCATGCTCGCTCCGGCTGGCGAGGCCTCCGCCGATCTCCAGCAGCTTGCCCTGGACGTCCTGCACCGGATGGATGTAGGCCCAGCCCTGCGGGATCCAACGCGTGCGCAGGAACTCACGTCGCCGCGCCGGATAGTCCGGCAGGTCGACTGCTCCGCTGAGGTACGCGGTATCCAGCCACCACGCGCGCACCGGGCGGCAGAGCTGGTAGACGTACACGCTGAACTGAACCTGTTCGATCCGGCGCCGAAACTCGTTGAGCAGCACCCGCAAGGTGCGGTCGCTGATATCGCCCATGTCGCCGGTGAGCAGCTCATACGGCAGGTCGACACCGACCGCCGCTGCCATCAGTTGCTGTCGCATGAAGTCGACGTAGGTGTTACCGGCGTCCGGCGGGTCGGAGAAAACCACCTCCTCCCCTTCCAGCAGCTCCTGCATGGTCCCCGGCTCCAGGCCGACCATCGGTGTCCCGTCGCGATCCTGCGCAGGTGCCAGCCCGGTCGACGGATCGAAGATCGGCGCCCCGTCCTGTCGAGGCCTGGTGATGAACCCGGCGAACAGGTTGGAAACTTCCTGCCTGAACAGCACCGCGTCGTCGTAGTTGTCCAGCGACTTCAGCCGCAGGAGAACCGGCGACAAGCGCGGCACACCGCGCAGCTGGCCACCCTCCAGCGGTTCGAAGATGTGCAGCACCTGGTCCGCCGGGATGCGGTTGAGCTGGTTGTAGCCGCGCCGGGGCGCCGCCGGATCGCCGGGATGGCTCTGCCACATCCAGTAGGCAACCCGGCGGCCGATGGCGTCGAACTCGATTCCCGCGCGCACCACGTTGCCACTGCGGGTCTTGAAATTGCGATCCACCGGGACGAAGTCAGGCGGGAGCACCTGCAGTTGCAGAGGTACCGCCAGGCCGTCCTCCGGCCGTCGGTTGCGGCGCCTCACGAAGCACTCGCCCGCTTCCTCGACCATCCGCGCGATGATCATCTGCAGGCCGTAGAAATCGGTACGGTCATCCGCGTCCGACTCGTCTACCCAGTCCTCCCACAGCAGGTTCAACGCCTCGCGCAACGCCGCGTCGTCCAGACGTGCGCGCGGCGTAATGCCGGTGCCGATCAGGTTGCTGACGCGCTTGCTGATCGCGCTCGCGGCGTAGGGGTCATTCCTCACCGCCGCTCGCGAGCGCTTGCGCAGGGTCGGCAATGCCGGAATGGCTACCGCATTCAGCGCCGCCTCGGGCGCGTCCCAGCCAGCGGCGCGGCGTCCGGTGCCAGCGCCCTCGTAGCTGTTGCGAATGCGCTTCGACGTGATTCGGTATCGGGTAGCCATCAGATCCCCTTGCCTCCGCTGTAGAGGCGAACCTGGCGCGGCCGTCGGTTGTTCGTAGCCGCCTCCAGGGCTGCGGCTTCGGCGTACTGCTGCTCCAGAACGCGCAGACTCGCCAGTTGCGCGCGGTCGACCTGGCGGTCTCCCTTGCGCACCGACTGCCCTTTTTTCAGGATGTCCTGAATCGCCACCCGGACCTCGTCCAGGCGCTGCTGCGCTGTGCTCATGCTGACCTCGTCTATCGGCGGCTCAGATACCCGCTGCGCGAGGTACGCCGGCCAGTTGGTTGGGATGGTGGGTTCGCGCTCCGCGTGGGAGGTGCCGGCCGCACTGGGGCACTTGGCGCCTCGTTCTGCGGCTCATGCTCGTCCGCCTCGTCGGCTGCGCTGGGCACCGTGGCGACTGGGTCGGCGAACAGGCTTCCTTGACCTACCGCTGCGCGCAGGCTGCTCCACTGCGGAGCGTGATAGCGATGCAGGCCGAGGAAGTGGGCCGCGGCCAGGTTGTACACGATGAGGTCGAGGGCCTCGTTTCGCTCCGACTTGGCCTTGACCCAGTCGGTGCGCTTGAACCCCTTCACGTAGCGGACCACCTTGCGCTCGGCCACGCACTGGGCGAAGAAGTCAGGCGGCAGGTCTGCGGAGAAGTGCAACGCCCCGGGGCCATCCTTGAGGTGGTAGCGGTTGTAGACCCAGTCCTTCGCCGTGTCGGTACCGACCATCCATAGTTCGGCGCCACTCTTCTCGGTGTTGCCCTGCCAGGTGACGTCGACCTTGGACGGCCGCTGGGCCAGCACTGGGCGGCCGCGCTTGCTCGCACCCTTCACCGCCAGCACGTTTCGCCAGCGGCGCAGGCGGGTGAACTGGTAGACCTCATGGGTATGGTGACCGCCCGAGTCGATGCAGACCGCGCAGATGGCCAGGTCCACACCGCTGACGTGCCGATATCGAGCCTTCAGGCGCTCGTCGAGCAGCGCCCAGGTACGCTCGTCGGTCGGGTCGCCGGGGATCACCTGGAAATCGACCGTCCAGCGCTCCAGGCCCTCGCCCCAGCCCATCACCAGCATTTCCAAGCGGTTGTGCTGGGTATCGACCGCCGCGGTCAGCAGCAGCGCTCCGGCGGGTACCAGACCCAGCCGATGCCCCTCGGCCTCGGCTCGCTTGCGCAGCTCGTCCGCCTTGGTCATTTCCTCGGCGCTGTCCCACAGCCGGGCCAAGCGGGTGTTGTAGAACACCTGCATGGACCCGGGATCGCCCTTCTCCTGTAGACGCTTGGCCTCGTCGTACTCCTTCGCCAGGTCCGTCCAGGTCAACCAGCCGGGAGGCGCATACAGCGCGCTCAGCGTGAAACTGACGGTCTCGCCGTCACCGACGGCATGGGCTCGCCACTCGCCAGCGGACAGCATGGCCGCCTTGTGGTGCTCCTCGATCAGGGCGCCGCACTCCTCGTTGCAGCACATGTACTGCACAAGGCGGTACTCGGGGTCGTACTTCAGGCCCTCCCATTCCAGCACCTGCATCGTTCCGCAATGCGGACACGGGACGTAGTAGTGCCGCTGGTCGCCCTGGGTGAAGAGGTCGGCGATCCGCGAAACGCCTTTCAGCGTGGGCGAGCTGGAGTAGTAGAACTTCGCGCGGCGGCCGAACGTCGAACCGCGCGCCTCGGCCTGCTTGACCGGGTCGCCGTCGTCGTCGACGTCCATTTCCCAGCGGTCGATTTCATCGCCGTACACGTACCGAGCGGACAACTCGGCCAGGTTAGAGGCCGAGCCGGCTGACGCGCAGTACAGCGCGCCACCCTCGAACTCCTTGGTGTCGAGCGTGTTTCGCGAGTCGCGCGAGCGGGCCTTGGCAACGCGCGCGGTCAGCACCGGCACGGCCTTGATCGTCTTGTCGATCCGTCCTGATACCCGCTTGCTCAGCTTCTCGGTGGGCAGCAGCACCAGGATGTTGGCCGGTGCCATGTGGATACAGCCGCCGATCCAGTTCAAGGCGACCTGGGTCTTCATCAACTGCGAGGCGATCATGGTCACCACGCGCTTGGCTGGGAACAGCGGCGACAGGCAACGCATCGGCTCGCGCGCATAGGGGGTCCGGTCGGTGTGGTACTTGCCCGGCTCGGCCGCCCCCGTATCCGCCGGGATCATCTGGAACTCGTCCGCCCACTCATCGATCCACAGTTCGGGGTCGGGCTTCAGTCCTCGACGGTATGCCGCCAGGTACACGGCGGCACCGTCGGCATACGGTTGTTCCATGGTTCAGTTCGACTCCTTGCCCCCTTGTTCGATCTCGGCATCGAGCTGCAGGAGGCGGTCGGCATCTTCCAAGGCACGGCGCAGCGCCTGGGTCAGGCGGCGTTCGATCTCCCAGGGGTCGGTCAGTGTCACCAGGTCGCCGGCGATCTTCGGCGGCACGCCCATCAACAGATCGCGCAGAGCGCGCGCAGCGGTGAAGGCCGCGGAGTCGACACGCGCGCGCTCGACCGTCTCGCCACGGCTCTTGCGGTGTTCGTCTTCTGCCAGCAGAGCCAGGGCGTACTCCCGCCGCGCGCGGGCCTTCTGGTAGTCGGGCAGCGGTGCGGTCTGCCCTGGTGCCGGTAAGGCCGGGCTCGGGGCTGCACCTGCGCCTATGTGGGCGTACACGCCCTTCTCCACCCGCTCCTGCCGATGCCGCTCGGCCACGGCAGCCTTGCTCGGGTCTGCGCTGGCGGCCAGCAATTCGTCGCTCGCCTGGACGTCGACCTTTCCGTCGGCGGTGAGGACGAGGCGTCCTTGCCGGACCAGCTTCGACACGTAGGCGCGCGACCAGCCTTGGCGGTCCGCGAACGCTGCCTTGGTCATGAACTCCATGTGCGGTACCTGTTAACCACGATGAACCGAGGGGGTTAACCCGGTTAACCCTGTTAACTAACTTCCCGGCCCAGCCACTAGCGCGAGAACGGGGTTCGAATCACCCTTGTCGGGGGCGGCGCTTCAGGGGCCCCCGGTGCTTTTTGAGTAGCACGTCACTACCCCGTTTTTCGCGACACCCTGCCCGCAGGTGGCCACTGCCGGCTCGGGTTGAACTAACCCCGCTCCGCCCGGCCAGGCCACCCGCCAACGGTTCAGCGCAACGCTTTCGCCAGGGCCCGCTCGATGTTCGCCTCGATGCGCGCGTCGTCCTCGGCAACACGCCGAACGACTTCGTGAAACTGGAAGCGCACGCGGTACTGAGGCTGGCGGACGAAGGCGAGGACCATGGTCAACGTCCGTCCACGGCGCTCGGCGATGCCAATCGGCCGGCGGCCACGGCGCATCACGAAGTACGCCAGTTGGTGTCCCTTCGCCAGGGAGCGCGCCAACTGAGTGGCGTTTCCTTTGAACCCCGCTCGGTATTCCAGGGCGCCCAGGCCGGAGAGGATCTGGATCATCTGGCCGCGGCTCATGTTGCCGTACTGGTCCAGCCGGGCGCCCTCCGCTGGAACGACGAACATGCCCGCAGGCAGAATGCCCCGGGCTCGGAGGTTCCGCTCCGACGCCTTGTCCACCCTCGGCCCCCCGAAGACTTGGGGAGCCACCCAGTCCTCCGGCGCCTGCCCCTTCGAGGCATGGTCCTTTTCGTCCTTCACCCACAAGGCCGCCTCAAGGCGGCGCGAGGTGGCATGCAGGATGCGGATGGCGTTGCGGGTGAACGGTGTCGGCCGGTCGAAGACCTGGTCGATCTCCCCGACCAGCGCCTGATTCGCCTGGTTCGCCGTGTGGTTCAAGGCGTCGGCCAAAGCCCGGCTTGGTAATTCACCCTCAAGCATACGGAACGAGATCATCGCGTCATCCAAACCATCAATCGAAAGCCCTCTCATCCCTCTCATTTGCGTCCTCCTAAGCAGACATGACATCTAATGCCGTTGCATCTACAAGGGGGCAGAGACATTCATGTACTATTAGCGATTTATATTACCGAGGAAACTGTAATGGACTACGTAGGCGGGCTTTGCTCAATCATGGCTTTAGTTATTGGATACTTCGCACTCAACAGAGAGAACAGAGAAGATCTAAAATCTGCTGTACGAAGCATGCTTAGTCACATAAAGCGCAGCTCTAGAATTCTGGGCTACATATTAGCAGTAGGTTTGGCCCTAACCGGCACCGCCGGAATAGCAACTGAGTCTTTCTTTAACATAATGGAGTTTCTTGACGCAGAAACACCCATAACACGCCCAGAAATAATCAAACTTCTAGTTAACGCCTTTAATTTCGTAATGTATGCGATCTATTTTATAGCAGGATCAATTATTTTAATCGCGTATGTTCAGAACAAAGCTAAGCAAAAAGCAGTACCAGAAACAGCACTTACTGGCGAGCCGCCTGCCTCAGGCAACAGCGAAAACAGATCGTAAGCTACGTCTGGCAGGGAACGGTGAACGCGCTTTTACGAAGAGCCTGTTCCATCATGCCCCCCAGCCTTACGCGCCAACCACCGGGTATAGAACCCTGATGCCACGTCGGCGCCGAGGCACGCGACCACGCTACCGAGCGCGGCGGCAACCGGCAGCCCCGCACCGCTCGCCGTCGCGAGCAACACCGAGGCCAGGCCGAACACCACCGACGCCCCCGAGCGCAGCAGGACACGTTTCAGCAGATCGCTGACCGTCAGCCCTGCCGCCTCGGCGCGCCACAGCTCCCCGGACAGGCCGGCCATCGACACCAGCACGAACAGCCAGGTCGGAATATCGCTCAGCGTCTGCTGAACGTCGTTCTCTGTCGCCATGTTCACCTCGGTCTGAGTAGGCGGCCCGTCCCTGGACCCGACGCCCCGCCAAGGAGGCCAAAGGCGCCGAAGTCGAGCCAATAAAAAACCCGGCACGATGGCCGGGTTCCGATGATGTGGAGCGTGTGCCTCAGTGGCGCACCTCTACGAGAGTGCCTACTTTTTACCCCCAAAGTGTCATGGCAACAAGCCAATTTTATTGCCACTCCGGACTCACCCCGGACTCGCCCCAAACTTGTCCCGGACTCGTCCGGCGTATATCCATCTACGGTTATCAAGCGCCTCCGGCGCTGTCCTACTGGTCAGTAGGTGGGTCAACAGGTGGGACAGATAACCCTTTGATTTATATGGCGCTGTCCTACTGTCCCACTTGTCCTACTACTTTCTACGCATATAAGAGAAGAATAATAAGAGCGCACGCTGCGCGCGTGCGCGCGATGCGCGCCTATGTGCGGGCGGGTGTGTGAAAGGTGGGACAGTGGGACAGCCTCAGCAGTGACGGGGCTTTGCGCTGTCCCGCCTCGAAAAACGAAGCGGGACAGAGTAGGACGGTGGGACAGCGCCTAACCAAGTCAGGCCGCCCGCCGCAGCAGGATTTCTGCGATGGCCGCGTGGGCCAGGTCGAGCCTGCGGTAATACTGGCGTTTGCCACATCCGCATGCTGCCCATTTCATCGGGTCCGACATGTCGTAGTCCGTGTAATGCAACCGCACCACCCGCTCGATGGGCGGCGGAAGGTGCTTGTTCACGATCAGCTCAATGTCCGCCGTGCGATCCAGGGGACAGCGAGCCCCCGCTGTGGAGCGAGTCAGGTTTCCCCTTGTCGCCATCAGCATAGCAATCACATTGCTCCCGCCGCTAGCGTTCCCGGCAGAGCCTACGCCATTCGGCGGGTGCAACTCGGCGGCCCAGGTCCGTAGCATCTCGTCAATTGGCTTGATCAAAATGCGGCCTCCCTCTGCGTCGGCTGTCCCTTCCACGACGGCGGCCGCTCGTAGCCCCACGGTCGCACCGGCGACTTACCGGATGCGGGTAGACGTCTGCGCCGCCAGCCCAGCCGGTGCATGATGTGGCCAACTCGCATCTGCTCCGGCTTGCCCCAGTGCCCGTAATCCAGATTGAGCGCTTCGCCCAAGATAGCCGCACTGGTCACGGTCTCGCCGACGTATCCCTCAAGCCAGCCGATCAGCTTGTGCTCCCAGGCGTCAACCGTGTAGCGCTTGTCCTGCTCCTCCTCGAACAGCGCTCGCTCCTCCCGCGAAACCCACCACGGATCGCCGGCCCGGTAGCAGAACAGTGCTTCGGCCCATAGCTGGTCCCGGATCTCGCGCAACAGGTCAAGATCCACCTTCGTGCAGAGGACCGGCCAGTATCGACGGTTGCCGGTGGTGTCTTTCAGGTACTCGTCCTGGTTGGTCGTACCCACGAAAACACACTGTCGTGGCACATCGCGGGTTCTGCGGCCGTAGCTCTCGCGGAAGGTATCGACCGAGGCCGAAAAGAACTGCTTTGCCTTCGTGCTGTCGGCTTTATTGAACGCATCCAACTCGCCCAGCTCGCTGATCCACTTGCCGCGCAACATCTGGAACGTCTCTTTGTCACCGAGCACGAACGGGGTATCCATGAACCACTCGCCGCCCAGCACCGACATGGCGGTCGACTTGCCTTCGCCCTGCAACCCTTCGAGGATCAGCACCGTATCCATCTTGCAGCCCGGGCGCATAACACGCGCAACAGCGCCCATCAGCCAGCGCTTGCCGGCCTTCATCGAGTACGGGGTCTCCTCCACGCCCAGGGCCCTGTTCAGCCAATGCTCGATCCGCGGCGTACCGTCCCACTCCAGGCCCTCAAGGTACGCCCGCACCGGGTGAAAGCTGTTCTTGCTGGCCACCACCGACACCGCTTCCAGCACCGGCGGCACCTTCGTCAGCAAACCGTACTGCTGGGCCAGCCACTCGCACGCCAGCATGTCGTCCAGATCTGTCCACTCCCCCGTACCACCACCATAGGGCGGCGTCCGCAGCTTCATGGTCTTGGCGCTGAACTCGTCGTAGCCGAGCACTCCGTGCCAGCGCTCATCGTTCTGTAGGATCAGACTGATGTTCACCATGTGCGCCGCCAGGCCGCCGCCCTTGATCCGCAGAAGGCAGTCACGCCAGCCACCCTCAGCGGGTGGCCGGACTACCGCCATGACTTGGGCGCGAACCGCCTCCAGCCCCTCGGCACAGTGCAGGTCGTTGAAGTCAGTCCAGCCCTCCTCGCGCTCGCTGCCGAAGCGAGGGAGCACGAACTGGCCGCCAAGGATCGTGGCGGCGTTCTCCGCAGCCTGAGCGCCCGGATTCCAAGGCGACCCGTCCTGGCGGGTGGTCTTCCAGTCGTCATCGCCGCAGAAGATCAACGGCCGAGACGGATACTCGGTCTGCATCGCCTTGCCGACCGGCAGCAGGTTGCCGGCATCGAAGGCAATAGCCACCGCACAGCCCGTCGCCATATGCAGGCTGACGCCGGTCGCGTACCCCTCGGCAATCAGCACCGGCTCGCCGGGTTCGGGGCGCGGACCGATCAGGCAGAACGCTCCTTCCTTCTGCATGCCATAGGGCCAATACGCCTTGTCCCGGCCGGTATCGGGCTGCTTCTCGGGGTAGATGATTTGCAGTCCCACCAGCCCCTTGAGGGTCCGCATGGGCACCATGAAACGCCCGCCGTAGCCGTAGCGACCGCCGATCCCTACGATCTGCTTGCGGTCGAGATACGGCGCCTTGCCCTTCTCCGATAGCCGTTCCCACAACCGCGCTGCGCCCTGGGCGGCACGCTGCGCTGCATAGGCGGCCTTCGCTGCCGCCTTGCGCTTGGCCTCTTCCTGCCGCGCGTGCATCAGCTCGCGCTCCTCGGCAGTCAGGCGAACACCCTTGAGCTTGAATTTCTCGTTGAGGTCCTGCCGCCAGTTGCCGAAGCGCCCGAAATAGAGGGTCTTGCCGCTGGCAGTGGTGTATTCGTGCAGGACGTACCAGCCAGTTGCCTCCCCGTTCCGGTCGCCCTCGACCTTGCAGCGCACCAACTTCCCGAACACCCAGCCCGGGCTCCGCTTGGTGAAGGGCTCGATACCATGATCCCGAAGCTGATTCAGCACTTCGTCCAAGGCTTCGTTACTCACCGGCACCCCCTCCGCTCGTTGAAGGACTGGCATTCGATGCAGGTTTGGCACCCCGGTACAGCTTCGCGACGACGCGGCGGGATCGGTTCGCCGCAGCACTCGCACTCATGAGCCGATTCGCCAACCGCTACCAGCACACGGGCAGCCAATGCCGCCTCCATGCGCTCCAGCACCAGGTCATTGGCATGATCCGCGATATCAGCCATTGCTCACCTCCCCGCGCTCGGCGCCCTTGGTGGTCTGGTGGACGTAGCGAGCCCGCTCGTAGAGGCCAACCGCCGCGCGGATGATGCTCATCGCCAGCTTTTGGGTTTCCGCCAGCTCGGCCGCGTCGATGCGGCCGTCCTCGATATGGCGCGCGATGGTGGTCGCCGCGTTGGCCGACGTGTGCAGGATCTCGCCGGCGCCGGCAATCAGGCTGGCCGGCACATCCTCGAACTGAAGCGGCGAAACGAAGAACCACAGGCTGTCGCCCAGCTCAGCATGCAGCGCGTCGAGCACGACCGCCCGCCCCTCGGCCGACACGTACCGCAGGAAGTCGAGCACGTCGTAGATGTTGAGGATATGGCTGGTGTGGCTGGGGTCGAACTTGTGGGAGGTGGTGGAGACGCTGCGGCCGGTGGAGTGAGCGAAGCCGGTGATGCCACCGTGGCACATGCGTTGATTGCGAGCGACGAGGTTGAGCGCTTCGCCCAAGGGAAGCACCTCGCGGCCCATGCGATCGAACTGATCCGCGAACGAGGGTCGGGACATGGCAATTATTCCTGTTTACTGCCAGTGCCACGACGCCACCAACCTTGTTAGAGTAGGCGCCGTGGTCACATTGCATGGTGGTCACAAGGCAGATGGCCGCTCTGTGGTGGAAACGCCATCTGCCGCCTTGGCCAGGTGATCGGCATCCCTGATCACCTGGCCATTGCAGCCAGCAACTCTGTGGTGGAGAGGCTGGCAACCCCAAGGCATCCGCGCCTTGGGTCTGGGAAGCTCGGTCGGCTGTGGTGGTACTTAGCGTGCTGCTCCAGCCGGCCTGGCTCCCCTCCCTCGGTGGTGGCGAGGGTAGTTACGGTGACTAGGCAACTGCCAATCCATCGTCGCTCTCGCCAAACACGTCCGGCCGCAACCGGTGGCGACTGACGCCGGTCAGTGCCTCGACCTTCAGCACCATTTCCGCCGGGCAATGCCCACTACCTCGCAGATAGTGAGAAATCATTTGCTGAGACAGATTGACCCCGAATGCGGCGAGCTTGCGTGAAAGCTCGGATTGGCCCCCTGCCCGGGAAATCGCAAGCTGAAACGCGACTTTCATTGGTTCTTGATCTGACATAAGGCTTCCTCGGATGGAACTGGCGCCCAGCCTACAAACAAAATTGTTGATTTTCAACAGTCATTTCTGTTTGAAGGCCAACAAATCCTTTTGTAGCGTTCACCCAATGAACACACCAACTGAACGCCAAGCTGCAATTGCCGCCATGATTCGCAAGCGTCGCGAAGAGCTGAAGCTTTCCCAAAGCGAGGTAGCGAAAGGGGTACGCGAGCTGCTAGGCGGCCAAGCCTTTACCCAACAGTCCTACGCGGCGATTGAGCAAGGGAAAACCAAGCACTCGAAATACCTGGCAGTCATTGCCCGAGTTCTAGGCATTCCGCCTCAGTCGGTGGACCCCACGTTTCCCGCCGCCGCAAGCATCATGCCCCCTACGATCACCGCGGCAGAGCGGGCTACAGTAGCCGGCCCTGCAGGGAAAAAATTGCCAGTGGTGGGCTCCATTGCAGCAGGCGCCTGGGTAGAGGCAATCGATCTATTCCAGCCGGGTGATGCTGAGGAATGGGTAGATGCTCCAGGGCCTGTAGGCCCGGACGCCTTTGTTTTGATTATTGATGGGATAAGCATGAAGAATCCCGCCGGCCCCTTGAGTTTCGAAAGCGGAGACCGCGTGGTCATTGATCCATCAATCGAAGCAAAGCCGGGGGATCTTGTCGCAGCGAAGCTGACCAACTCTAATCGCGTCACGTTCAAACGCCTTCAGATGGAAGATGGCGAGTGGTATTTGGAAGCACTGAATCCCGCTTGGGAACCCCGATACATTCGCGTCAACGAAGAATGGCAGATATGTGGCAAGGCAGTATGGCGCGTACAGAAGTTGTAGCAACAAAAAGAGCCTACAAACAAAACTGTTGACCAATCAACAAACAAGACTGTAGTTTTACCTCGACTCTCCACCACAGAGACGAGGTAACACCATGCAACGCTCTGCCACGGTACACGTCCACCCGGCCTGTACCTCCTCCCCCCAACAGATCCAACGCCTCCAGGCCGACACCGGCTGCCTTGTCGTCATCTTCAACGGCAAAGCCCAGCTTGTAGCCAGCCGTACCTCGGGCCGCCGTCATGTGGTAACCGCCACCTCCCCGCTTGGAGGTGACGCGGCATGACCTACGCACTCCGTCAACCGTCCTTTGTGCGGCTCAAGGCTCAGCTCAGCCTCAACGGCCGCTTCAACCACGCCCTCTACGACGCCGAAACCCGTCAGGCAGTCCACGTCACTCTCGACATTGAGCGCGGCGCTGGACAGGTCCACGTCATCGTTCGAATGGGCTCCACGCTGAACAGCCTGGGCCTCCCGCTCGACTCCCAGTCCAACGCCAACACCGTGGCCGACTACATCGAGTCCATCGCGAATGGCCGCCTGGACACGGCGGACGAGACCCCGGCTCGCCACCGTTTCGACCAGGCTGCGTAGGGGGCCGCGATGAAAGACTTGTCCCTGCACCAGGCCGCGCAGCGCCTCGGCCTGAGCCGTCCCGAGCTGATCAAGCGCATGAAGGCGGCCGGCCTGCTCGACAGCAGCAACCTTCCAGCCGTACCGGTCCGCGACCGCCTCTACCTGCGCGCAAAGGAAACGTCCTGGCACCACCCCGAACTCGGCATGCAGTACAGCCACTCGACGAAAGTGCGCCCGGCCGGAGTGGCATGGCTGGCCGACAAGCTCGGCATCCCCCGCGTCTGCGCCCCAGCGGACCGCCGCGAGGTTGGCTAACGAGCCCCGGCCCCGCGAATACGCCCGCCAGATCGTCGCCCTTCGAACCATCGAGGAACGCAGGGCGGCGCTGGAGCGGGTGCCGGAACACTTACGGGAACTTGTACGAACCCACGTAGAGATCGCCTGGAACCATCCCAAGGGAAACAAATGAACAACGCACGCCGACGCCAACTGCAACAGATCACCGCTCAACTCGAAGAGATCCGCGAGCAGATCGAAACCTTGGTTAGCGAGGAGGAGGAAGCCCTGGACGCTATGCCCGAAAGCCTGCAAGACAGCAACCGGGGAGCGCGCATGGAAGAGATCGTCGACCAACTCAACGAAGCAGCCAGCGGCATCGAGGACACGGTAGCCGTGCTCAACGAGGCCGCCGCATGAGCACTCCGCACGACAACCAACCGGAACTTCGCCTGACACCGGCCCCGCGCCCGGAGACGGTGGAGCTGCTCTACCGCACCTTCGGCGACGTGCTGATCCCGCTGGAGCACCTGCGCATTCGGTACTTCCACAACCTCAACGAAGACACGTTCAGCCGCTCGATCAAGGAACGCCGAATCCGCCTCCCCATCACCACCGTCGACCCGAGTCAGCGCGCCCAGCCATTTGTCGATGTGCGCCACCTGGCGGCCTGGATCGACTCCCGAGCCTGGCAGGCCGACGAGGCATACGCCCGACTCGGCAGTAACGAGTAACCACACCGGCCGCCACCACCGGCCACCCACCACCAATGGAGAAAACCACCATGCATACCCAACACATCATTCTCGCGGCTACCACTCTCGCCGCGCTGCTGATCCTGATCGCCACCGCCTATCTTGCTGGGCGCAAGGACAGGAAGAACGCACTACAGCAGGCGGTCGGCGAGGCGCTTTACCTCTGCCGCGCCTCGCAGCCAGGAACTGACAGCGCTGCATGCCGACCTGGCCAAGCTGCGCACCAATGCCCAGCGCCTGCAACAGGTGATCGATAAGCAGCAGGAAGAGATCAGCGATCAGAAGGAACTTCGTCATAACGTCGAAGCCGAGGCCACCGAGAAACTTGCGGATTGGCAGCAGCGCCACGAAGAGCAACAAGCGGAACTGAAGCGCCTGGAGATGGAGCTGGAGACACGCATCGCGACCAATCATCGGCAGGCTGAGGCCACAAAGTTCCTCCGCGAGCAGAACTTGGCCACCAAAGAACTGGACGCCATCCGCACCGCCAGTCGCCTCCTCAGCGGCCACGCTCGACAGTTCCAAAAGACCGGCACCACCAAGCGCAACACAGACGCCGAAGCCCAACAGCAGCTCGCCGCGATCCTCCAGCGGCTCGCCATCACGAATTTGGCCAGCCAGAGTGCAGACGCCGAAGCGCAGGAGGCCGCATGAACTATTCCAGCCTCTCCACCTACGACCTGCTGAAGCACCGCAGCCACCACGTCGACAGCCTGACCCGCCTGCGCCGCGCGCAGCCGCAGTGGGACGAGGACGATGCTCGACGTGGGGAAATCACGATGGCCGATATCAGCGACCAGATCCGCGAGATCGATGACCGCCTTCGTCCGAGCGGCTGGGAGTCAGTCGACCTCGACTACTCCGGCGACACCGCACCGATGTGCATGTGAGGCAGCGCGATGACCACTATCCCGGCTAGCCGCGTAGCGGCACAAGACCAGGGCGCCGCCCTGGCACACGCCACCCACAGCACCCAAGCCCCGGCCGCGCAGAAGCGCGGCGGCGGCCCAGCGCGTCGCATCCAACTGATCACCGTCGCCCAGGGCCGCCAACCGATGCCTGAGGGTGGCGCTATAGAAAGCCACTGCTGCGCAGCAGCAGGCATATTCCAACCCAATCCTCAGCACACGCCAAAGGCACGCATACCCCACGAAAGGCTGCGCCGGGGCGCGAAGCACATAGCCACGCTTCGCTTAATGACTCGCTCGCCCGCGCAGCTTGTCGAGGGGGGAAAGCGCCCACCGAAGCCCACCGATAACGCACTGATCCGAACTCTGTGCGCGCAGATCCGCGAGCAGAACCAAGAGATTGCCGCGCTGCGCATCGCGAACACCGACCTCCTTCAGCGCCTGGAGAAAACCGAAGAAGTGTTAGCAAGGGCAAACTCCAAATGAATTCTCCCAAACTACTTTTAGATTCACATACTTTCTCCGAAAAAGTTGTGTACATCCAACTTAGCTCACTACAAAAACGACTAAACAGTGGTTTCATCGAAGACAAAATCTGCCTGATGCCAAAGATGATCTATCTGCTGAAGATGACGAGAGGCATCAATAAATCTTTCGTTATTCTCAAAATACTCAAACTGGATTCTCTCTGCCAATTTCAAACCACCTACAGCAATCTCACGGAGATTCAGCAAAAGAACCACATCATCACCGCACAGATTTCCGGTTTGAAAAGTATCAACCGTACTTTTATGGACACCCCAGGACTCAAACGCCCCGCACTCCTGCCAGAATTCGAAATGCAACCCAGGATCATCAAGCACCTCACGCATGTGTTGAAGTTGATTCCTCATGCGCAGAGATATCCAGTTCAAAGTATCCAAATCAGCAATACGCTGATTCTTTTTCCTTATCAACTCTTGTCGATACGGAATAAACCAAGCCGCCATGATCGCAGCAATGGAGCCTACTGCTTGAATCCACGCAGGAGCGCCCTCCGACCTAATCCACTGCCAGGCAAGATCAGCGCTCGAAGCTACCCAGCCAATAAGCGGCGACAAGAGAAAAATGCTTCCTACAGTGTAGCCAAAAATTACCCAAGAAAACCTGTAAAACTGCATGACCCGCTCCTTGCCATCAGATGCGGCGAGAGATTGCCCTATCGCCCCCCTCAGGTCTACCTCTCACTAGAGGAAAGAAACAGCAAAACATTTAAGAGCCGTCAAATGGGTGCTGCGGGTATTCAGAAAGAATTGGTAACCCCCAGCCCATCTTCCTCAAGTCCATCTGCACCTGCCCGACCGACAACAGTTCGCTGCACTGACCCTACGCAGCACATGCGTCTATTAACCAAGCATCGAAAAAGCGAGCCGGCACCAGAAATCATGTGGTGCATATCCCTGGGGGGAGACGAGTGATGGGCTACATAAATCCACTACTGCAACTTCCTGCCGGGCAGGCTCTGCTTCAGCTTCCTGCGGAAGATAAGGCCAGGATTGAGGCGGTAATGCGAGAGCTACGTGTCCAGGCGAACACCGAGGCGGAGAACGCTTGGCGCCGCCGGAAGGGGCCGATGGCCGTATACTGGCGAGCGGTTTCCACGTACGCCCGGCACATCGCCCACGCCCTTTCCAACAGCAACAAGACGGAGGGGAGCGACAATGCGTAAAGCGCTGACCGCCCTCTGCATCATCGTCGCCACCCTCGGCCTAGTCGCAGTGTTCGCGGCGGAGGTATTCCCGAGCCTCCGCACGCTGGCCGCCTGGCAAGCGGGGTGCTACTGATGAATACCCTGTTCCTTCTCATGGCCCAGTACAACGGCCTCGCCATCATCCCGCTGAATAGAGTATGCGCCGACTACTTCAGTCACCTGACTGTCGAGCAGTTCCAGCGGAAGGTCCTGGCCGGACAGATCCAGATCCCTATCACGCGGATCGAGTCCAGCCAGAAGGCTGCCAGAGGCATTCACTTGGCGGACCTGGCGGCGTATCTGGACAAACAGCGCGAGGTCGCCCTGAAAGACCATGAACGGCTAAACCGAGCCCGACCGGCGGCCTGACTTCTTCTTGGAAACCCATTCCCCGAAGGACACCGGCATCGCCAGGACCTTCGGGAGCCATTCCCAGCCAGCATATTTATCGCCAGACCCACGCAGATGGGTATATCGCCGAAGAGAGTTCCAATCTCGGTGCCCGCTGACCGAAGCCACCTTGGGAATGTCCCACTCCAGCTCAAACAGCCGACTGATCGCTTCGTGGCGCAGATCGTGAAACGTCAGATCCTCTATACCTGCGGCAGTGATCGCGCGACTCCATGCCCCCTGAATCGCATCGGTGGTGTATGGAAAGATCTCCTCGAAGGCCCGCGGCATACTCTTGATGACCGCCATTGCCTCCTCGGGTAGCTGACACCACACGTCGTTACCCCACTTGTCGCCTGGGTTCTTCATGTCCCGGACCAGGACGGCGCCCCGGGCCTCGTCCAGATCCGCCCACCGGATACGGATGATCTCCTCCTGCCTTCGGCTGGAGAACAATGCGAAGGCAGCGACCTTCGCCATGCACATCGAGGTCGGCCGCGATCGCCATGAGCGCTCGAACGCCTGGAACAACCGATCCAACTCTTCAAGTGTCGGGCGCCGATCACGCTCCCTGCTGCGCAACTTGTAACCCAGGTTCTTGAGAACTCTGCGGGCTTTCGCCATAACGTCCGGGTCGACTTGATACCCCCAGGCTGCCTCCGCCACTCCTAACACCGACCCAAGATGTGCCAGGTCATTGGCAACTGTCTGCGCCTTCACCCCTCCCCCGTCCGGCCCCATACGCCACAGTGCATAGTCAACGAGCACCTGACTGGTGATATCCCGGTCGATGGTATCGCCCAGGTGGGAAGCGGCGATGGCGGTCAGCGTGGCGATCTTGGTCTTACCCAGCGGGCGAGTCTTATCCCGGTCGGCCAGGTACTGCGCGATGATGTTCCGAAGCAGTACCCCCTTTTTCGTGGCCCGCTCCAAGCCACCAGGCTCGGCCAATTCAGCCTCCCGACGGAGCGCCCATGCTTCAGCGGCCTTTTTCCGGCTGAAACTTGCGCTCTCCTGATAGACTTGCGCGCCTCCGCGCTTGATACGAATCTGCGCGGTGTACATCACCGTTCCATCGGCGTTGCGCCGAGCGCGAATAGTGGCCAT